CGCGGTGCGCGGCGGATTGGAAGGCCGCGCGCGCACCGCACAAAAAAGAGGACTTTTCAGTCCTCTTCCTCATCCCACTCTGTGTCATCCAGTGCGGCTTCCATAGCATCCAACTTAATCTGATAGGGCTTATCCGCATTTCTTTCAAGCCACCCTGCGAACCAGATTGTGTCCTTGTGTTCGAATCCCTTAACTCTGATTACTCTTGTAAGCATCTCCTCGTGTGTCATCATGTTTTTGATCTCCTTTCCTTTTTGTTAAGTTTATTATATCAAAAGGTTGAGTTTTTGTCAAGTTCTTTTTTTAAAATACTGAGGACTTTTAGTCCTCAGTATCAATTTCGATTTCAGTGATACAAGGTTTACCGGTATCAATGTGGTTTCTGTTTTCATAGGCTTCTTTTGCAGTTCTTTCCGCCTTGTCCTTATTGGTGTAGTATCCTATAAGCCTCCACCCTTCCGGACGTCCCCAGTCATAAGATAATTTTTCAATTTCTACCTTGTACGCTTTCATTTTTGATCCTCCTTTGTTTTTGTTAAGTTTATTGTATCAAAGGGCTTGGCTTTTGTCAAGCCTTTTTTAAACTTTTTTTAAATGCTCCACGGGTCTGCTACAAATCTGTAAGTTCCATTATAAAGCCTTGCGATAAGTTCTGCCTGTCTTTCATTCTCTGCTCCACAAAGTTCCTCTCCAAATTCATTGTATACCATCCACATAACTTTTCTCCTTTCGATCGGGTTTTGTTCTTTTCTATGATTTAATTATATTATAAGAGTTGGTATTTGTCAACTAATTTTGGGATACAAATTGCACAAATAATTTTGTGTATTTTGACTATTGACAACTGCATCTCACATGTGGTAAAATTTTTCGGCCTGCGGGCGTCGCCTCCGGCAGCGTCCGCACCTAAAATAAAAAACCTTGCTTTAGCAATAAGCAAGGTTTTTTCTACTCCATCCAAAAATAGAAATCTGATTGTGTTCTCTGCCAATTCTCAAGGCTTCCTTTTTTGTGTCTACTCTGAAACTCTTATCAATGTAGTAGATTCCATCAGCGAACCAAACTCCGCAGTTTCCACCGTATACCTTGACTGCTTCGATTGCTTCTCTTGCAGTTTTGACTTCAACTCCATATATGGCTACTTGCCATCCTGTTTTGTATTCGATGACTTTTCCGCTTTTAAGTGTGATTCCATCGTTGTTATTGAGTTTTCTGATTGTCCTAATATTGATCATTTTTGTTCCCTTTCCTTTCGATCTTGTTTTTTGTGCCTTATGGCGGATTATTCATCCGCCAAGGCTTCTGCGATTTCCTCAGGTGTGAGTCCTGCTTCCATAAGCAGTTCAATTGTACTAGCACCCCATTCCATCATTTCGTTCAGCATTGCTTCCATGCTTCGATCCTCCTTTGCTTTTCTATGGTTTAAGTATATCACAGGGGTTGAGGTTTGTCAACCCCTGTTTTTTATTTTTTAGCAAGTTTTTGTTTCAATCCTTGCTCTGAAGAAATCCGCATCTTTTGTGATTCTCTTCAAATCTGTTGTCCATGCTCCCTTGTGTCCGTTTCTGTAAACTAATCTGTACCATGTTGTCATTGTTTTAATCTCCTTTCCTTTTGTTAAGTATAGTATACTAAAGTATCTGTTATTTGTCAACTCTTTTTAGGATAAAATTTGCACAAAAAAATTTGTGCATTTTTGATATTGACAAGTTGGTTGCCTGTGTGGTATAATGGTTCGGCCTGCAGCGCTGTAATGCGCTAAAGTGCTAAAGCGTGAGATTGTTTGTTAATTAACTAACGAAGCCAAGTCTGTGAAAAATAAAAAGAGCCTTTCGGCTCTTTAGATGTATCTTAAATGAAAACTATTTGTTTCATCATAAATTGCATAAGTTGAAATTTTTTTCCTTGTGTATTCCTTAATCTTTGCTGTTCTTCCTACCCATTTAGCATACTTTTCAGCGTCCTCAAGTGTTTTTAAATATCCTGTAAAACAGTCTACTCTCTGTCCACCAAGAGCCTTAATACTAACTTTATAGCCTTTCATCATTTGTTTTATCTCCCTTCAATTGATCAAATGTGGTTATGTTCTTTACAAGTATTATGATACACTATCATGCTAATAAATGCAATACCTTTTTTAAAAGTTTTTATTTTCAGACAATTTAAAATAATTGATCAAACAGTCTGAAAATAAAAAAATTAGATTTTTTTGCAAAAAATACTTGCATTTTAAACTCAAAGTGCTATAATAAACTTAACAAAAGAAAACAACCACTTGAAAGGAAAGGTGAACAAAATGACAAACGAAATCAAAAGACTTGAAAATGAAATCAAAGAACTTGAAAAAGCCAATTATCTTAACAGAAATCTTGAAAAGATCGAACTTCTTAGAAAAGAAATCAGAGAACTTGAAGATGAAATGATGAAAGAATTAGAGTGGTAAAAAACCACTCTTTTTCTTTTATTTAATATATTAATACTTTAATACATTAATGTATTAATACATTAACACTTTAGTGTGTTAAAACATCATCACTTTATCACTTTGACTCTTTATCACTTTAGTGTACTAAAGTGTGTTAAATCCTTAACAGGATTGTTTGTTAAATAACTAACGAAGTCAAGTCCGTGGGCGACACTTTGATCCTTTAGTGTATTAAAGTGTGTTATTTTTTTAACAAGTTTAAGACTGTGCCGCATTAGCACTTCACCGCATTGAAGTGTGTTAAATTTTTAACAAGCGCTGGCGCATGAGCGATTGTTAAATTATTAACACTTAAATGACCGTTTCCAAGTAAACACAAAATAAGTGTTAAAAGTTTAACACACTCTGGTGCTTGATCACTTCACCGTGATGAAGTGTGTTAAACTTTTAACACTTAAACAACGTTTGTATTGAATTGAAGGATTAAGTGTGAAATTTTTAACAAGGTCTGGCTCTGTGAAAAATTTCACAATCACACTTCTGAACCAAAACTCGGCTCAGGCCGCCGCGCCTGAGCCGATGAAAAATCAGAGGGTATTTTCAAAAGAAAGGAATTTTGTTGGGACTAGACTACGCAGCGTTCATCTAAAATTTTTTCCTCTCTACGCAACGTACCAGAAAACTTTTCGGGGGGGTAATATTTCGGGATAATCTGTGAAAAATTTCACAAAATGGTTTGCCCTCGGCAATCCCGACACCCCAAATTTTTTAAAAATCAAATTTCGGACACCCTTATCATCCTCTTTCTTTTAGTCGCGAGGCAAGCAATTTCAGTTGTAAGATGTTTATTTACATCATCAATACGATCTCTAAGCCAAATATAATAATTATTAGTGGCACTATCAGTATAATCAATCGTGGACTTAATATTATATAAGTCTTTTTTCATCTTAATTATCTGTTCGCCTAAATTTAACCACATACTGATAATCAGAAAGATACATATCCATAATGAAATAAATATAAGCTTAATCATTCTTTTACCTTCCTTTCCGGTAACGCTAAAATTTCAGAAATAGGTACTCTGTAATAATACTTATCTTCATAACAAGCATCAGTGGGCCAAATAATAGGACATTTACTACAAACTCGTCCATTATTAAAAGTATACTCACAAAGAAAACAATCATTATTAATCTCGTCATTAGGAAAATGCTCTTCACACCATTTTTCTTTAAATCGCACTCTTTCGCCGGATGTAGGGTTATCTCCTAATCTTTTTTGCATATCCATCCACATTTGCCTATGTAAATCAAGAGCTTCTTTTCTTGTAAGTTTCATCTTTATTCACCTTCCTTTTTTAAATGTGTTTTTATTTCTTTTATATTTTCTTTTTGATATTTATCAATTTCTTTTTGTAATTCTTTCACCAACTCTACTTCTGCATTGTACCGAGTCTGCTTATTCTTATTCTCTCTTACTTTTATTCTAAATCTTCCATATCTTAACCAATCAATAAAACTATTAAAATCTACTCGGTGAGAAGTATTATCATCATAATTAACATAAAGATAGTTTTCATACATTGACCACTTCTCAGGGTTAAATTGATACATTTCTTTAAATAATTTAAATGAAATACGAGGAGTATTTTTTCCCCTTTCTACTCTCCACAACAAATATGTAACAATAAAAACAACTATAATTATTATTCCTATTAGTTCTAAAATATCTTTCATTTATTCTCTTCTACCTGTTCTCTAGTCTTCCCCTTAGAAATATAAATGCGGCCGTCGCTTAAATCATCGAGAGAGTCTAGCTTATATTCATTCCAATGAGTTAGCATAATAGATTTAGTATAGTGTCTAGTCTTAAGTGCGGTTTGACCAAAGTCCGCATCTATTCTCTTTCTTAACTCTTGTGTATCTAATTTACCATAACGAAGTGTTCCTTGATTTATATTTGGGATATTTGTAAGATCATACATTCTTGGATTTATGTTTTCTTTAGCCATCTCATGCTCGAAACAACCATCGCCATGACGTGTTAAATAGGTTCTAGAAACATAACAAACTTCTATATCATGTACAAGAAGATGATTATCTTCAATCATTTTCATTGCTGTATAAATTCCAGTGTCAGACGGAGTACAAAAAGTCCAATTTGCAGTAGGATTCTGTTCTCCAATTAAAAGTCCTTGACCATTTTCAAAAATAATAGTATCGTAGTATTTATTTAAAATATTATCATCGGCAATTTTAACTCTTTCGTTCATTAGCCAAATATCACTTATGAAATGTCGAATAAGACCTTTTATATCTATATCTACCAATAAAGGATTATCTTTAGGAAAATGATATTTATAAATTTGATTTAAAGAATACTCTAATTGGATAGGGTCCATTCTTATAACTTCACCAAAAGTAAGAGGTTCAATATCAGTATTATATCTATCTAGTGTATTCCAATATCCAGCTCCGCAGGTGTTATGTAGTCCACTTATTTCTCTCTCTTGTAAATTTTTTAACATATCAAAAGGAGTTACTACCTTACATTCTGGATGAATATAAATATAAAAGTGGTCATTAAATTTAAGTTTTAATTCTGCAAGTTCTTTTACAAAAATCATTGGATTGACTGTAAAATCTTTACAAATATAAGTATCAGCACCTTGAAAAGTTGCAGAGCTAAGATGATGGAACACATGGGTGCGGCCGTCGGTTAATGTGACAGTATGACCGCGCTGTGCAGTTCCATTAGTCAAGACTCCTAAAGTCTCACCTTTAGCCTGGCCAGCAAAGTAATCTGCGGCCAGGCCCTTTCCCTCATCACCATAATTAGCGCCAATAATAATTTTAATTTCCATAATTATCACCAAGAAATAACGTTATCTGTTTTCTCTTCTTTTGTTTCTACAGGAGTTTCTAACCAACTATTGTCAATAGGCATTTCACTGTCTTTACTGTTTGTAATACAAGCTACAATAGCCTGAGGTAATTCATTAAGAGTTATGGCTTTATAATTATCTCCCAGTAATTCACCCCATGTATTTTCAATAGATCTTCTATACCAACCATAAGAACTATCAGAGTCATTAATTGCTAGATGATATACATCAAACTTATCTAAAACTTCCTTATAAAGATCTTTGGTTTCGACATTAGCCTGGGCTTTACTACCTAAAACCTCATTAAGTTCTAAACGAGGAAGGTAAGGATTCAAAGGTTCATCACCCATAGTAATAATAATACCCTTTTTACCTCTGCCCCAGCAATCTAGTTTAGTGTTATGAAGTCCAAAATACCAGGCTGCTGTGTAAGATTCATAACCATTACCTCCACCACCATGTTCCATATAAACGTGGTCCATGGCTTCAGCGATTCTTACATCAGATTCAAACTGAGAAGCCTGAATAGGGCAATTGTCATAAGCCAAATCTCCGATTCCCATGACCATAAATTCAACATCAGGAATTTCATTATAGAGAGTTGTCATAATTTCATTAAGTTTCTGAGCGGTTCTAACACATGCAGAACCCATACTTCCTGTTACATCAAGAGCAAGAATGACAGGAATCGTTGCGGGATGGTCTTCGCCATCACAACACTCACGAATTACATTATATGGATCCAAAGTTGGATGCATACCCCTCTGTTTATAAAAATCCTGTACTCTATTAGAAGTAACATCTCCTGTGGTAGTATTAACACTTTTACCTGTACTACAAGAATAGCTTACAAAATCATCTTTACTCCAATTTCCGCTTCCCATTAGTTATCTCCTTTCGGTTCAACTTCTACAACCTCTACTTCAAGAGGTTCATCAGCCTTATCTTCATCGAAGTCAAACATTTCATCAAAATTGAACATGTCTGTAAAATCATTATCTTTTCCATTGAACATAGACATCATGAACATAGTGCTCATTAGATCATTTCCACCCGTAGGATTTGTCTTATTACCACTCATCATTTCAGACATCATTTTAAATTTCATCATATTCTTCATATTGATTTTTCCGTCTGTCTTACCGAAATTCATCATAGAAACAATCTTTCCGTAGAAAAATGCACTACCCATGAAGAAATGTCTCTCTGGGAGAATCTGTTCAACAACCGAATCTTCATAATTAATGACTGTAATATAAGTGGGATTTACGTCAATAACACATTTAGGAGTTCTTTTTCCGTTCTTACCGCTAGCAAGAATAATATCTCCTTTTATTACTCTATTAGTGGGAATAACGAAAAAAAACTCTTCTCCAATATTAAAAACAAAATTATCGCAATTAATAAGACGTCCAGATTTAGTAGAATATGCTTTATATCCACTAGAAGTATGGACTGCAATATTACCATTCATATCAAGTCTAATAAGACCTGGCTGAACCTTTCCAAACATACCATTAAAAAATGTATTAGTATCCATGAAATTATTTCCTTTCTTTTTTTTTATTATATATATTATAAATTATTTTTTTTAAAAAATCAAATAAATGCGGAAGTCGGTCATACGACGATTTATCTAGTTTAATCAGGATTAACCTGGTTCCCGCATTAATGATATGAAGATATTACAGGAACTCTTTTTATATCTTTAATTGAAGACTTTCGTTTCTATTTTTTATTTTTTCTTTTTGTTGGCAAAACAGGTGAAGAAACCTACTTTGCAGGGTTTTCTTTCTTTTGATATTTTTCACAAATTTTTATATCATTTTTAACAAAAGCACTTTTCTTTTCTTTACAATAAAAAAGAGATGGAATACAATTTTCTTCTGTATAGTATTTACAAGATTTGCATGTTTCCTATTTTTTTGACTCTAATTTAGTAACTGTTTCGGCTTTAATATTACCAGTAGTATTACCATTAATAATTACAACTTGTTCTGCTTCTATAGGACCAGTTACATTTCCATAAACAATTACAGTTTGAGCTTTTACATCATTATTTATATTGCCTTGAGTTTTTAAAATAAATTTTCCATCTTTTACATCTCTTGCGATTTCTTTAACAGGGACTCCCCAAGAGAACAATTTACTATCATACATTTTTTATCTTTCCTTTCTTTTGTTTATAAAAAATTATATCATTTATTTTTTGAAAAATCAAATTATTACTCATTAGGACAAGACTTGACAACCAAAAATTTTTTTGGTATAATAGGACTATAAGGATGAGAGAAAGGAGTTCCTATAATGCAAGAAAAAGAAGATAACGTTATTCCTACTGAAGATGACGCTGTAGATACATAGAAATTAAAATTAGATTATACTATCTAGTCACCAGTGGAACGTAATGAATTAGTAAAAAAGATTGTAGAATCCTTACCTCCCTAGAAGTTAACGAATAGGTATTTAGAAATATTAGCAGATTATATTATATTTGCAAAAACGAAAGAATAGAGGAAAAAACAAGAGTCTATTAATACTGAAAATAGAATGATAACAATAAATAAACGGTAGACTTCATTTTAGGGACTAGTAGGAAAATTTGAGAATGGAGAAGATGGAGTATATAACTTATTTACAGAAGATAAGAATATCATCTTTACTCCAAAAATTTCAATTACAGAAGAAGATTTGGCTGAGATTCCTGCCTTACGAGAACTGCGTGCGGCCATTGAAGAGGTTTAGAAACTTTAGAAAACAGCTCGTGGTAAACGTAAATATCTTCTTAAAAAACAAATCATTTAGATGCGGCAAGATCAATATGTTATTAAAACATCATTTAAGCAGCCTATTTTTTGCCTTAATGCCGTTAAAAACTTTAGCTCGATGAGTTTCGATGATAACATTTCCATATCTTCAGACGGAAAAATAAAAGATAAAAGTTTAATATCTTTTATGAATCCAAAACACATTTCTGCTCTTTTGAGAAATTACTCCCGATTAAAAGAAGATTGTTACGGAAAATTTTATACCGATGGATATTATATGATGGAAGTTTTGGATGAGCTAGTGGACAAAACTTTAAAAGAAAAATATCCACTTTATTATAGTTTATTGATATATAAAATAGATGGGAAGTCTAATTTAGAAATTCAAAAACTTTTAGAAGAAGAACATGGAATAAGACATTCAGTTGAATATATTTCTTCTCTTTGGCGAAATAAAATTCCAAAACTAATTGCAGAACAGGCCGAAATTGATTTTTTACATTGGTATTATTTAGAAAAAGAAAAAGGGAAATGGAAAAAATGTTCCAGATGTGGAGAAGTAAAATTAGCGCATAATAAATTCTTTTCTAAAAATAATTCCAGTAAAGATGGATTTTATTCAATCTGCAAATAGTGCAGAAATAAAAAGAAGAGAATAGTTCCGAAACCATAGATTATTAAATATATAAAAATTGAAAACGGAACTATAGTTAAGGAGGAAATATGGCGAAAAAGAAATGTAGCAAATGCTAGCGAGTAATGGAAGATACAAAGTTTTATTCTAAAAAAAACGGAGATAAATTTGATATGTGTAAATAGTGTTTAACTATGCACGTTGATAATTATAATGAAGATACTTATTTATGGATAATAGAATAGGCAGATCTTCCTTGGGTACCCAGTGAGTGGAATGCTATTAGGTAGAAATAGTATGCCAAAAAGGGTAGAAAAATGAATGGAATGAGTGTTGTCGGAAAATATTTTTCTAAGATGAGATTAAATCAATGGAAGAAATATAATTGGGCAACAAGTGAAGAAGCACAAGAGGAAGCTAATCTTAATAAGTAGTTTAAAGAAGAGCAACAAAAGCAGTTAGAATAGAAATTAAAAGAGGATTTTGAAAAAGGTTAGATCACTTAGTCACAATACAGAACTTTAGTTTCTTCTAGTTTTCAAAAGTAGCATTAGTATATGATGCGGCCGGCAGGTTAGGAAGAGGATCCGGTTGGTAAAGATAATGCCTTTAGATAGGAGTATTTCTTATCGGAAGATGACTTACCCGATCCCGCGGCTGAATTAACAAAAGAAGATAAACAATATTTGGCAATGAAATGGGGTCGAAATTATAAACCTAGTCAATGGTTATTACTTGAAACCAAATATACCGAAATGATGAACTCGTTTGATATTCAAGACGCGGATAGTAAAAATACATTGATGTTTATTTGTAAAACATATTTAAAGATGGATGAAGCAATTGATATAGGTGACGTTGAAAGTTACCAAAAACTGTCCCGTGTTTATGATCAGTTACGTAAGTCTATGAAAGTAACGGCCGCACAAAAGAAAGAAGAGAATAATTAGTTTATAGATTCGGTTGGCTAGTTAGTTGCCTTTTGTTAGAAACATGGACATGTGATACCTGAATTTTAGATAAAAGCTCCTCATGATATAGTTGATAAAGTTATAAATGATATGAAGGGTTATAATAGATCTTTGATTTATGAAGACAAGGCTCTTGCTAGACAAATTGAAGATTATATCAAAGAAGCGCGCGCGGCCGCGGCTAGGAAGAAAGACCGAGAAGAAGCTAAGAAAAGAGGCTAGGATTATTATACAATTACTGATAAAGATATTTTAGATTACAAAGACTTCCTTTATAATGAAAAAGTAGAAACAGAGAAAGAGATGAAGGGAGAGGATGGTAATGAGTCTTACTAATATTTTAGATCAATATATTTAGCATGATACTAAGAAACAAGGTTTATCTGAAGAAAGACTCCTTGACCAATTAGATAATCTAAGATATTTAATTAGCTTTTTTAGAAAATATCCTGACCTTTTAGTAGACTATATGAAAGGACCAGATAGTACCTTCCATTTTTATTTCTATCAAAGAGTTTTCCTTAGAATAGTTATGCGGCACCGATACGTTTATGCAACGTTTCCGCGTGCTTACTCTAAATCATTTTTGTCAATGATGGCATTAATGTTGAGATGTATACTATATCCTGGAGCACAATTGTTTGTTACTACGGGCGGTAAATTTATTTTAGTTTAAATTTTAAAATAAAAAATACTTAAGGAGGAGCATTATGAGTGCAAAAAACGTCCTATATAATTTTGAAACTATTGATACTGAAGAAAAGGCATACTGGTTAGGTTTTTTATACGCAGATGGCTCAGTTGGATCAAATGATGATCGAATAGAGCTAGGACTTGCTGAAAAAGACCTCCATCATATTGAAAAATTTAGAGATTTTATTGGTATTAATAATAAAATTTCATATCGTGAAAAAACTAAATCATATCGTTACGCTTTTAAAAGTCAAAACTGCAAACAAGATTTAATTAATAAAGGGTGTGTACCTAGAAAATCATTAATATTAAAATATCCTACTTACTAGCAGGTCCCAAAGAAGTTAATGAGACATTTTATTCGAGGATATTTTGATGGGGATGGTTGGTTTACTAATACAGGATCTTGTTTTCAAGCGGGGCTTATTGGAACAGAAAATTTTATAAAAGGTTTTTTAGATAATATTGAAGAAATTAATAAAAACAATAAAATTTTTATTTGTCATAGAGAAAATGGTGCAAAGAGATATGTATTTAGTGCTTATCAAGATGTTTTAAATTTTCTTAATTGGATTTATCAAGATGCAACTATATATCTTGATAGAAAGTATGAACATTATTTAGATTTTATAAATAATGGAAGTAAGTATCATAAAACTAAAACGCCGAGTATTAAAGAAATTTAATATATAAAACCCGATAAAAATCGCGGAATTAAGCGGGAAGGCTGAGATGCCAACCCGAACCGAAGGCTTCTCTAGCAGATGAGAAGTCAGGGGCAACGCATAGGAAGTGAGTCTACAACAATAATCTTCCCACGAGGCCGCGACACCTGAACGTGAAAAGACGAAGGTGAAAAGATATGCTGAGCTTATACGAATATGAAGTATAAGAACTAAAGGATAAAAAACCTTTAGGATAACAAAACTGAAATAGCAGGCGGCATCTATTACGGTAGCAAAAATAGAAGAAATATGCAAGTTAATACCAGCTTTAAGTAATTAGATAAACTGGAATCGTGGTGTATCTAAGAAATCTAAAGATGATGTTAATTATGTGTTTAAAAATGGTTCTGTTATAAACATTTTGGCCGCTAAGGAAAGTAGTAGAGGACAAAGACGTACTGGTGGATTAATGGAAGAATGTGTCTTAATTGATCAAACAGCTTTAAACGAAATTATTATTCCTACTACGAACGTAGATAGATTATTACCAGATGGTACGCGACATAAAGAATAGATTATTAATAAGTCACAGATTTATATAACAACTGCGGGATGGAAAAACTCGTTTGCATATGATAAGCTAATAGAACTTTTAATTAGAAGTTTAATATAGCCTGATGAAGTTATGATAATGGGAGGAACTTATGAAACTCCTATTATTGAAGGATTGTTAAATGAAGACTTCGTGTAGCAGTTAAAAATGGCTGGTACTTTTAATGAAGATTCATTTGATAGATAGTATAGAAGTATATGGTCAGGTGATGCAGAGAATGCGTTTTTCTCTGCTTAGAAATTCGATAAGTATAGAACACTTAGACAACCATAGTATGAGTTTAGCGGCCGTACTAGTAAAAATGCTTATTATGTTATTGGAGTTGACGTAGGTCGTATTGGATGTACAACCTAGGCTACTATTTTTAAGGTGACGCCGCAACCTCAAGGAGTTGCTTTGAAATCTCTTGTTAATATATATACTTATGATGCGTAGCATTTTGAATAGCAAGCCATAAATATAAAGCAATTATTTTATAAATATAAAGCTAGATCAATTGCATTAGATACTAATGGTCTTGGTATAGGTCTTTTAGATTTTATGGTAAAAGCGCAAGAAACACCAGATGGATAGTATCTTCCGCCTTTTGGTATTTAGAATGATGATTAGGGTATATACAAGAAATATTTTAAAGGTGTAACTGATGTTCAGAAAGATGCTATTTTCCAAATTAAAGCTAATGCTCCTATTAATACATAGGCATATTCATTTGCTCAGACTCAAATGTCAAGCGGGAAGATTAAGTTCTTAATTGATGAAGCAGAAGCAAAAGCTAAATTAATGGAAACGAAACAAGGTCAAAACATGACGCCCGATAAAAGAAATGAATACTTGAAACCTTTTGTTCTTACTACTATTTTAAGGGAGCAAATGTTAAATCTTGTTGAAGACAATGAAGGTGTTAATATTATTTTAAAACAAGAGAATAGAGGAATTAAAAAGGATAAATTTTCTTCTTTTGTTTATGGATTATATTATATTAAACAAGAAGAAGATAGAAGAAAAAAGAGAAGAGGAAGAGATATTAGTAAACTTCTTTTGTTTTCTTGAGGACATTTTTTGAAAAAGAAAAATTATATTTTTTTAAATATAAATGGTATAAAGAAAGGAGAAATATATTTTTATGAGAAGTTCACGAGCAGAAATAAAGATAGAAGAAATTTTATCAGATGCAGGTCTTAACTTTAAAGAAGAGTATAGTTTTCCTGATTTAATAGGACAGGGAGGTCATGCCTTAAGGTTTGATTTTGCTGTTTTTGATGATGATGATGAATTGGAATTTTTGATTTAGTATCAAGGAATCCAACATTATAAAGCAAAAAGTATCTTTGGCGGCGTTTCTGGGTTGAATAAGCAACAGTATTATGATATGCAGAAACGTGAATATTGTAAGAAACATGGAATTAAATTAATCTTAATTCCATATTGGGATGAGAATTTAATTACATATGATTACATTATGGAAAAGGCAGATATTTTTTAATGAAAGGAAAAGGTGACTTCTTTGATAAATAGAGCAGCAGAAATAAGAAAACAAAATTTAATGCTAGAAGGCACCGGCAATGGGAAGCTAGATTATTCAAAAATAAGAGTTGGAACTAAAACACTTGAAGATGCAGTTTTAAATATTGGAGAATATAAAAGAATCAATCCTATCCTTGGAGATAAAAAAGAAGTATTAATGGCAATTAATACTGAAAATATTGAAAGAATGAGATAGATTTCTAATTTCTTTTATAAGACTAGTGGAATATATGCTAGGCTATGTAGATATATGGCTTATTTATATAAATACGATTGGTTTATTACTCCATATATTGAAAATTGCGAAGGGTTACTTGATCAGGATAGCGGCCTGGGTGATGTAGCATCAGTCTAGACTTAGGCAGATAATAAAGCCCGCAAGAAGCAGTTTGCTAATTTCTTCAAAGTATTAAAGTATTTTGAAGCATTTGAAGTTAAAAGATTTTGTGGTGAAGTTGCTCTAAAAGTTATTAAGAATGGTTGCTATTATGGATATTTAATTCCTAGACCAAATAGAATGACTGTTCAAGAATTACCTATTAGATATTGTCGTACTCGCTATAAAGTAGACAATAGACCAGTTGTTTAGTTTAATATGCATTATTTTGATGATTATTTCCATGATGAAAGACAGCGGCAAGCAATTCTTAAATTGTTTCCGCCTGAATTTAAGAAGGGTTATAATTTATATCGTAAAGGCAAATTGATGCCAACTTTCCCGGGAGATACTCCCGGATGGTATTTATTAGATCCTAAAAGCACAATTAAGTTTAATCTTAATGATTAGGATTATCCCGCTTTTATTTCTGTTATTCCTGCTATTATTGATTTAGATAATGCTAAGGATTTAGATAGAAGAAAAATGGCTCAAAAATTAATGAAGATTATTATTCAAAAAATGCCATTAGATAAAAATGGTGATTTAGTATTTGATATTGATGAAGTTGGAGAATTTCATAACAATGCAGTTAAGATGCTTACAAGAGCAATAGGAGTAGATGTTTTAACTACTTTTGCAGATGTTGATGTAGCAGATATGTCAGATAGAGGTACTACAACTACTGTAGATGAATTAGCAAAAGTAGAAAGAGGCGTTTATAATGAAGCTGGTGTATCACAACAACAATTTAATAGTGATAATAATACTGCTTTAAACAATTCTATTCTTAATGATGAAGCATCTATGTATAATCTTTTAGTACAATTTGAATCATTTTTAAATTTGATGCTTGAACAATTTAATAAATCTCCTAAGAAATGTTATTATCAAGCACAGTTTTTAACAACTACTATTTATAACTATAAAGACTTAGCAAAACTGTATAAAGAACAAGCACAAATGGGATATAATAAAATGTTACCTCAAGTAGCACTTGGTCAAACTCAAAGTTCAGTATTAGCTAATGCGTACTTTGAAAATGATATATTAGATCTTGTTCGTGTATTTGTTCCTCCGCTTACTTCTAATACAATGAACGCAGAAGCACTGCAGGCGCGGTCTGCGGTTAATCGCGGAGGCTCAGGTCAATCAGGAAATAATCCAGAATCTTCTGGAAAAGGCGCCGGCCGCCCATAGAAAGAAGATAATCAAAAAAGCGAGAAAACATTACAAAATAAAGAAAGTATGTAAGGGGGTAAAAAATGAGTTTAGCACATAGAAGTGTAGCGACTATAAAAAGTCCATAGTTTATTAATCTTACTCCTCTTGATATTAATCCTTTAATGTCTGCATGTGAAATAAAAGTTTTTTATATTGGAGAGAATCGTAATAAGAGTTTTATTTCTAAGGAAGTTGCTACTTAGATGGCTAAAACTCTTAGAGGCGCTCCTATTGTTGGATATTATAGGTCAGACAAGGAAGATTTTTCTGATCATGGAGAAGAAATAACTATTGATGGTGATGGTGTTCATTTTAAAAATAATACTAGACCATATGGTTTTGTTGCTCCAGATGCTAAAGTCTGGTTTAAAGATTTTGAAGAGGAAGATGATTTTGGAAATTCTATAATTAGAACTTATTTAATGACTACTGGATATTTATGGTAGGGTCAATTTGAATAGGCTAAGAAAGTTTATTAGGATGATGGAAAACCTCATTCAATGGAATTAGATAAAAAAACTTTAAAAGGTCATTGGGCAACAAATCCAAAAAATAATATGGAATTTTTTATAATTAATGACGCAATATTTGAGAAACTCTGTATTTTAGGAGATGAAGTTGAACCTTGTTTTTAGGGCAGTGGAGTAACTGCTCCAGAAGTTAGTGCGACTTTTTCTCTTGATGAAAATTTTAAGCATACTCTGTTCACTATGATGGAAGAATTAAAGTATGCTTTAGAAGGAGGCAATACTATGGTGAAAGTAACTGAACCAGTAAAAGAAACTGAAGTAACTACAGTAGAACCTGAAGTTACAACAGAATTTACTGAAAATCAAGTTAATGAGAATGAGTCTTCATCTAGTGAGCAAGCTCCTACTTCAGATTTTAAAAAAGATGATGAAGAGGACAAAAAAGAAAAAGAAAATCCTTCTGAAAATAAGGATGACAAGAAGGATGAAGACAATGGTGGAACTTCTGATGATAAAGAAGAAGATTCTGCTGATGAAGAGAAAGAGGATGACAAAGATAAGAAGAAGAAATTCACTGTCCTTGAACAGGAATATAAAGAGTTGCAATCTAGTTATGCTTCTTTATTAGAAGAAGTAAAAGAACTAAGAACTTTCAAGAAAAAAATAGAGGACAAAGAGAAGGACGAACTTATTGAAAGATTCTATATGCTTTCTGATGAAGATAAGAAAGATGTTATTGAACATAAGAGTGAATATTCATTAGAAGAAATTGAATCAAAATTAGCCTTAATTGGTTATAGAAAAGGGGTCAATTTTAATTTAAATACTTCTTCTGAAATTGAAGAATCAAGAGGAGAATAGGAGGATACTCCTGTTGTTACTTTTGATGTTAAGGCAACTGAAGATTCAACAAAACCCGAATGGGTTAAAGCTGTTGAAGCTGTAATGAATAGATATTAATTAGGAGGATACTTAATATGGCAACAAGAAAAGGCTATGGACAAGTAGAACGTCAACATATGGCTGCTCCGCACAATGGTCAAATCTATGCTCAACTTCCTGCTCTTGACGCTAGTGGTAATCCAATCACTCAGCTTGAGAATGGACAGTTTTTAAAATATGATTATGCGCATGGTAAGGCTACTACTAGTGGGGACATTGAGTGGTTCCTTGTTTATAATGAAGAGAAGTTATATGATGAAAGACGTCAGAATCATAAAGATTTTGCTATGAAAGCATCAGATATGTCGGATGGCATTATTTATCCTAGACTTCTAAGAACTTTTGTTGGTGATATTTTCACAACAAATACTTTTAGAACTGAGGCAACTGGTTCTGGTGATAGTGCGGTTCCAGCAGCAACCGTAAGTGGACCAGATCAAGAGATTACTATTCCTGATCTTGCTGAAGCAAGTTATGTTGTAATTGATAATGATGGTTGGCTTGTAGGTACTGATACAAAACCTAATACTGGTATTGTTTTCCAAGTTGTTCCTCATTTTACACAAATGAATCTTGGACAAAATGAAACAAAACCTGCTTATACATTACCAGACAAGCAATGGGCAGTAAAACTTCAAAGAATACAGTAATTAAAAGGAGGAAATGACGATGGCTTTAGATAGAAATCAACTTTTAGCATTAGCTAAGGCTACTGCACGTGCTTCATTAAATCCTTCAACTGCGTTCGCTTGGGGCGATGAGAAATTAACATTTGAAGCTCTTAATGAAGTTTTTCAAAAGGAAATGAATGAACTTGCTGGTACATACGCACTGTACCGTGAGAATAAGAATACAATTTTCAGACTGATTGAAGAAGGACTTGATGAAATTCTTCCTGCAAAGGTTATGCAGAATTATGGTCAGTTTGCTGATACTAAGACCTATGCACAGGGTGATAAACCTGTATTCCGTGTAAGAGTTAGTGAATACTCTAAGAAGCGCGCTAAGAGCTTCGTAACAAGAGTAGGTCTTGCTGGTAGATATGAGACATTCAAACTAGATGGATACACAATGGAAGTCAACATGGCTGCATACGGCGGAGCTGCTGAAATCGGCTTTGAGGAATTCCTTGATGGTCGTATTACAATGGCTGATGTATATAATTTAGTTCTTGAGGGTCTTGATGAGGTCGTTTACAAAGAAATTGCTAAGGCTATGCAACAATTAGCTAATAGCACAGACATTCCTAGAGCTAATAAGGTAAAAGGTAATGTTTGGAATGAGAACGAATTTGATCGTTTAATTGCTACTGCAGATGTTTATGGTAAGAGTACAATTTATTGTACTTATGAATTTGCAGCAACAATTCATCCTAGTACCGCTACTGGTATTAATTATAACGCTCTTTCTGATAGAATGAAGGAAGATCTTTGGAACAATGGTACCTTTGGTAATTATAAGGGTCACACTGTAATTATTCTTCCTCAGAGTTTTGAGGATGCTGATAATGAAGTTAAGGTTATGGACCCATCATACGCTTGGATTATTCCTACTGGTGCAGAGAAGCCTGTTAAGGTTGCTTTCGAAGGCGCTTCAGCTGTTAGAGAAGTAGAGAATGATGATTGGTCAAGAGAGATTCAGACATACAAGAAGATGGGTGTAGCTGTTTATCATGTAAATCCTGGTATTTGTGTTTATAAGAATACATCTTTAACTAAGAGTAATTTACCTGGTGCATCAGTTGCAACTTATGACGGTGACACAACTCACTGGTATACATTAAATAGTTAATTTTTAAGGGCTTAAATATTATATAGCATAATGTTTAAGCCCTTTTTTTACTAGAGATAAAAGGAGTTTTAAAATGGATAAAAATACAATAGTAAGAATTTGTAATAGAGATAATGCGGCGGTTTTCTATGATATTCCTGAAATGAATGGTTTACATAGAGTTTTTCAACCAAATGAGATTAAAGAAGTTACGTTAGAAGAACTTATTAAATTATCTTATGAACCTGGTGGAATGAATTTACTTAGAAATAACTTCATTTTAGATAATAAAGAAGCTATAGATATGATTCTTGGGCAAGTAGAGCCTGAGTATAATTATACTTCTGCTGATGTTAAAAATTTATTATTAAATGGTTCTTTAGATGAATTATTAGATTGTTTAGATTTTGCACCAGAGGGTGTAATTGAATTGGTTAAAACTTTAGCAGTTGAGTTACCTTTAAATGATGTTGCTAAAAGGGATGCTATTTTAGAAAAAACTAATTTTAATGTAACTAATGCGATTCAAATTAAAAAAGAAACTGAAGCTGATATACCTCAACCTGCGGCCGCTCCTACGAAGAGACGGGTTATAAAGAAGACTGAATCTGAGTCAACCGCAGATACCAGAGGCCGCCGTGTGATTAAATAATAATTAGGAGGTGTATGATGGATGAGATGAATTATACACCTTTCTCTGTTGTTTATGACAGTTTTCTTTCAAAAATTACAGATGATATGTATATGGAACTAACTCCTTAGGATACTGATAAGATTTTATAGGAACTATTAATTTCTGCTTTACCTAAATTTGAATTCCCAAGACAGAATCTTTAGTATGAAGAAATGCCGATAGAAGGGGAATTTGATGAGATAGGAGAACCATTTACAACACAATGTTTTGTAAATAAATTAACTCAATAGGAAGTAAATATAATTGCAACTTATATGATTGTGGAATGGTTAGGGCAGCAATTAGCTACTATTGAAAATACTCGTATGAAATATAGCGGGAGCGATTTTAAATTCACTTCTCAGGCTAACCATATGCAAAAAATTCTACAATTAAAGAAAGATTACGAGAGAGAGGGATTCCACTTACAGAGATTATATAAAAGACGTAAGAGAGATCCTGAAAGTGGGATTTATAAATCAACTATGGGTTCTATAATGGAAAAACAACCTAGGGGAGGAACTGGCGTATGGAACAAGTGGTTTTAACTTTAGGGATTTCTATTACTAAGAACGCAATAGATAATAATTTAAAAAGAATTATAAATCAAGTTTATAAATTACTTCCTTTAAGGGAAGAAAGAAAGAACTGGGAAAAACCATTAGAAACTTTAATTGAAGAACTTGCGGGAATGGCTGATTTAATAGATGGCTAGGATGAGTTATTCTTTTCTATTCTATGTAAAATGAAAGGATTACTTAGTTTAACTAATGAGTTTGATATGCCTACTTATCGTAGGATTATATTAGAACTTTTAAGTTTACTAGGTGAATTAAAAAGTCATGTCTGCTAGGGATAATATGCGGAAAAGGCTTCGAGCTGATTTAAATAAAAATCCTAGCCATAGTTATGATTTCGGTTCAAGTCTCGATAAAATGAGCAAACGATTAAGTGTTTTTGGTGGTGAAGACCAGTGGACGAGAATGAGATAGGATAAACTAAGAAGTTTGAAAAAGGCTTTATTAGCATCTTATCAAAGAGCAATTGTTCAAAAATACGATGTTAAAAAAGACAGTTTAGCAAATAATATTATTTCTATTATTACTTTACTACAAGATAATCAAGAGTTAAGTGAGAATCAAAATAATATTTTAAGTAATCTTGAAGATTAGTATACTAGTTTAGCTGTTATTACTGATAAATATTCAATGGAATATATTCAAGCTTTAGAAGAAATCGTTGATTCTTTAACTTCCATGGCTCCTATGTTTAAAGCTTTAATTAACCATGATAAATTAAAGGTTGATTACGAAGATAAAATTATTTCAATTCCTTTTAGAGAAGCACCGGAAGATAGCGAAGAATAGATAGATACTGATTTTCATAATGGAACTGTTTTTAAATGGGTTCATGGAAATAAAGAAGAATGGACCCCAGATACTTACTGGATTGTTTATATGCAATATTCTGAATAGACTGCTTATTTTAGGGCGGAGATCCGTAAAGCCGACGAATAGATTTAGATTATTATTATAGATGATGAAGGTAATGAGAGTACAGTTAGTTATAGAGGATGGATGACGGGACCAAATGAAACTACAGCTCTTTGGAACACAAAGCGTGGTGTTGTTTGGAACGATATGAATTATACCAAGTTATTGTATATAACAAAAGATGAAGACACTTTGGCGTATTTTCAACGTTTTGATAGAATAGTAATTAATGGAAAACCTTGGGAAGTTCAAGCTTATAATGAAAATTATAGCACAAGTAAAACGGGAGATTTTAGTTCAGGTATTATAAGAGTGGCGTTAAAAGAAACTTATACTTCTGCAGATCAGTTCGTTAAAGAGATGAAAGATGCGGAAGCCGCTCAGATCTAGGCGGAGGCTGCCTATGATGCAGAACATACCTAGGCTAGAATTGATGGACCGGCCGCCGCACATCCTTTCGATATATTAATATATAAAGCTAAAAACTATGAATAGCCGCAAGATTGGTTTGTTTCTGATACCTCTCTTGTTAAAGTATTAGAGTATAATGAAGATACTTTAAAACTTGAGGTTATTGCTAAAAAGGCTAATAAAGAAGGTTTCCAAATTGGATATGGATAGAATATTATTCAGATTCCTATTGAGCCTCTATGAGATAAAAGGAGTTTATTATGCGTTATGATTTAATTTCAACAAAAAAGATTTTTTCTCCTTTCTTCTCTTGTCCATAGGACATTAATAAATTTTTAGAAATCCTTTTTGTACAAAATCGTCCATATAGTAATATGTTGAAACGATTATTAATAATTAATTCTCCAGATTGTTTAGATCCTGCTAAGGATGAAGAGTATAATGCTATTGTTGATAAGTATACAGTTAAAAAAATGATTGAAGATGGATATATTCGATTGAATCCTAAAATTGCTCGTGGAACACACGAAGAAATTAAAAGTTATATAATTATAACTCAAGATAATTTTTCTCAAAATAAAAAATCTACATAGTATCGTGATTATATAATTAATATGGATATTGTTTGTTATAATGATGCGTGGGTATTAGATGGATTGAAAGTTCGTCCTTTAATGATATGTGGATATATTGACGGAATTTTAAATAGTCTTTCAGATGAATCGAAAGATTCCTTTAAGAGTTTAGCTTCAAGAATTAAATTAACTGGTATTGGTTAGTATAAATTTTTAGGTTGTAATCTCGTTGTTTTAAACGAAGATATATCTATGTATGTTTTATCTTATTTGGGATAGCACTTTACAGAAGATTTGGGAGAATTTTAGGTTGATTGAAAAAATTGCTTTATTATCTAAACGGGATATACCTTATGAAGCGGCGTAGCTTATTATTCATCAACCTACTATAAAGTAGATTTCTTATATCGGAGAAAATAATTTTTTTAAAGGATGTCAATATTTGAATTTTTCTAAAAATAGTCTTTAGGTAAAGGACAAAATTAATTTAGAAAATGTTTCAGATTTTGAGATATTAATGACGATATTAAAGAATAAAGATTCAACTGTCTAGGAAGCTAAAATTTGTTTACAAGAGATTTTTTTATTAATACTTCCAGATTATAAAACAGTCTTTCTTCCTACTAGTATATTATTTTCACGTAAGACCTAGGATGGTTTTGAAGAACATTCTTTAACGAAAGAAAATTTCGAGGGTTTTAAAAATATTGTGTCAGAAATGTTTTGTTTGAAATATATACAAGGTGAAAGTGGACAGGGAGATTATAATCCTGGAGGACCTCAAGCACGAGCATTGGTAAAAAAGTTTCAAGAAAGACAAGCTAAATTGGCTAAACTAAAAGGGAAAACTGACAAGACTTCGATTGAAGTTTTATATCGTTATATTTCTGTGTTGGCAGTAGGTTAGCACAAAGATATAAATTAGTTAATGAATTATTCTTTATATCAATTAGTAGATTAGTTTCGGCGTTTTAAAATGGCAGATGATTATGAAACTGTTTTTAGATTAAAATTAGCTGGGGCTAAAGATGTTGAATCCGTCCCTCATTGGATGGGTGATTTAGATGACAAATTATAAGGAGGATACACACAATGAAATTTGGTGTAAGAGAATGTGCAAATATTGTATTCCGTGCAAAACAGGAAACAAGAATTGGTACAAATACATTCCACGTTGGCCAACCAGTCCTTTATATTGATACAGCAACAGCATCTTCAATGGAGCAGGCAAGTAGTACAGTTTATGCCCAAGGCGGTAGAGGTAATGCTCGTTTAATCGCATGGGAAGGTGATAAAACCCTTACTTTCACTTTAACTGATGCTCTGATTTCTCCTGTTTCTCTTGCTATGTTATCTGGTGCTGGATTAGTTAAAGAGGGTGGCAAGAAAGTTCATGTACATGCAACAAGTAGAGCAACAATGGCAGTAACAGGAACCACAGGAACTATTGATTTAACTGAAGCTTTATTAAAATTTGGTTCAATTGCAGCTGGAGATGATCAAATCACTGTTGATGCAGGTCTTGACGCTCCGATTTTTATTATTTTAACTGAAGATGACGGTTCAATTACTGGAGATATTATAACTGGAGCAGATGGCTCTGGAAGTACAAAAGGTATTAGTTTTGCTTATAATAGTGAAGGAAGAGGTATTCTTACTGTTAATGCTCCTAAGAAAAATAATGGAACTGCAATTACTACTAGTCAGAACGTAATGGTAGATTACTATGTAGTAAAGAGAGCAGAAAAGGTTTCTGAAATTCAACTTACTCCTGCTGACTTTGCTGGTTATTATTATGTTGAAGCTGATACATTATTCAGAGCACAAGCTACTGGTATTGATATGCCTGCTAATTTAACATTCCCTAATGTTAAAGTTCAGTCTGGATTTACAATTTCAATGTCTGGTACTGGAGACCCTTCTACATTTGATTTCACAATGGATGCTTTCCCTGGATATACTTATTTTGATAAGTCTAAGGAAGTTCTTTGTGTAATTCAGGTTGTTGAAGATAGCCAAGCTGCTGCTTCTGTTGGACATAGTGTAATGTTAGCTGATAACCCTGCAAGTCTTGAACATGAAGATCCTTTAAAGGGTGATAGTTATACAGGTGTTCCTGTAGAAGAGTAATGAATGAGATGAAATTAAATGGGAAGGAAATGAATATTTCCTTCCCTTTTTTTGTATTTGTGGAGGTGGTTGAGATATGTCAAATTTTTCTTTGTCAATAGATAAAAAGATTCTGTAGTAGATCACAGAAGAAATTGGGAATAGAACAGTAGAAGAATTAAAAAATATTGGTGATGATCAAAGTTTATTATTAAAAAAAATAGCTTTAGATTATTTACAAGCCGTAGAAGAGAACAAAGAAAAAATAATAGCTATTGAAGAAAAAGAAAGATTATTAAGATAGAAAAGATATGAATTAAATTTAAGTAAAAATCCAAAAGATGTAGAATTGGTAACACAATATAATAGATATAAAAAAGATTTAGAAAATAAAATTTAGATAGATACTTCTTTAGACGATTTTTTTAAGAAATCTTTAATTTTTAATGATGCTATTGTTGAAATCTTAACTGGGAAAAAAACAAAAATTACCATAGTAATTCCTTCTGCTCATTCTGCTCCATTAATTAGAGATTACACAGTTGAAGAATTATTAGATGAAAAATCAGGAGTTTCTATTATACAAGGCATTACTTCTAATAAAATTCCCAGAGTAGTAGGTCGATTAAAGTATGATATTTAGAAAATGAAAAATAATTTTAATATAGCACTACGAAAAGATTCTATGATAGAATCAAAAGAATTAATGGCTTTAAATCAAACTTATTATTCTGCATTATCTGATTTTAATAAACATAATCCTTATGTATTTTGGAAACCTATAAGAAATAAAAATTGGTTAAAAATGAAAATAAGTGGAGGAAAAGGAGATATTTCAGAAGGTTATGCTTATTTTTATTATAAAAGTAATAATGAAACAAATTTTGGTTTTGCAATTCATCATCTTTATGATAATTTAGATACTTTTTTTAGAATCGGAGTTGCATCTGTAAGTAATCTTTCAGGATTGTATGGAGGAGATATTTCTACAAAATAGTATGAATATGCAGTAAAAAGTTTACAAGCTTCTCTTCCTGGATATGTACAAATGGTGAAAATGGCTCAAAATATTATTAATAATAAAATTAAAAATGCTAAGGATTTAAAAGAAGTGGCTTTAAAAGCTAAATATAAGGATCCTCTTAATCAATTAGAAGAAAAAGGATTAAGAAATAAAGTAGAAGAGGTAATAAATACAAATATTTTGACTAATTAAAAATTTTATGTTATAATAAAAATAAGAGTTAAAAAGGAGGTATGACATATGTTATACAAAGATTTAAATTTAAAAGTAAAAGATCAAATTGAAACTATTTCAATCCAAGGACAAGATATTAATGTATTTCAATATCTTCCAGTCCGTGATAAAAATGATTTAGTTCAAATTGCACTTCAAAATTCAAGAGAGAATGGGGTCATAAATGAAATTAAACTTGAAATATATTTTAATATTTATATCGTTTATTTTTATACCGATCTTGTTTTTAGTGAGGAAGAAAAAGCGGACCCCGGTCAATTGTATGATGAACTCTAGAGTAATGGTATTTTAACTAGAATTCTTGGAGCAATAAATTAGAATGAATATAATAATCTTGTGGATTATTTGGAGAGAATGAGAGCGGCTCAAGATGCTTATGAGAATAGTGCGGCCGGTGTTATCAAGATGTTTATCTAGGATCTTCCGAAGAATGCAACGGAAGCCGCAGAATTGTTAAAGAATGTAGATTTAAGTAAATATGAATAGGTTAATAAATTTGCTGAAGCTGCTAATGGTGGTAGACCTATTCCTATGCCTGTTGAGAATTGAAAATTCGGACTAAAATGATTAATTTATAATGTCTTCTTTATAATAATATATAAAGAAGGCATTATTTTTTTTATTTTAAAATGAAGGAGGGATGAAAATGCCTAGTACAAAGAATGGTGGAAATATTAAATTTGGTATTGATTTTGAAGCGAATCAAGCCAGTTTAAATAAATTAAAGAAATCCCTTTAGGATTTACAGAAAATAAAATTAGGTGATTTTAAAGGTTCTAAGGAATAGCTATAGCGTATTCAAAAATAGGCTTTGTAGGTTGAGAAGGCTTTAAATAGAGCTTTTAATCCAACTTTAAAAACTACTAACGTGTCAGCTTTTAAAACTGAATTAGAAAAAAGTGGAATAACGATAAAACAATTATCTACTGATATGGCTAGTTTGGGACCAGCTGGTGTTAAAGCTTTTGGATTAATGTCAACTGAAATTTTAACTACAAATTTGCAGTTAAAAGAAACTAATAGTTTAGTAGATAGCATGGGTAAAACAATGATTAATACTGTGAAGTGGGGTATTGCTTCAAGTGTTATGAATACTTTTACTCAAAGTGTACAAAGTGCTTTTCAATATGTACAAAGTTTAGAAAAATCTTTAACAAATATTAGAATTGTTACAGGTGATTCTACAGAAAAAATGTCCCAGTTTGCAGAACAGGCGAATAGATCTGCTCAAGCATTAGGACGTAGTACATTAGATTATACAAAAGCATCATTGACTTTTTATCAACAGGGTTTAAATGATTAGGATGTTCAGGCTAGAACAGAAGCTACTTTAAAAGCACAAAATATTACTGGTGCTGGACAATAGATGGCAGATTATCTAACATCTGTATGGAATGGTTATAAAGTAGCTAATGAAGAAGCTGAATTGTATGTTGATAAATTAGCGGCGGTTGCTGATTCTAGTGCATCAGATATGAGTTAGTTAGCTATTGCTATGTCTAAAGTTGCATCAACTGCTAATACGATGGGTGTTGATGTTGACCAGTTAAATGCTCAGATTGCTACTGTTGTTGCGACAACTAGACAAGCTCCCGAATCAGTCGGTACTGCATTTAAGACTATTTATACTCGTATGAATGATATTAAAACAGGTTCTGATGAAGCTGAAATTAGTCTTGGCAGATATTCAGGCAAAATGGCAGAACTTGGTTTTAATGTATTAGATGCAACTGGTCATCTTAGAGATACTGGATAGGTTATGGAATAGATCGGTGGCCGCTGGCAAGATTTAACTAGAGAACAACAGATTTATCTTGCTCAAACAATGGGTGGTCAAAGACAGGTCAACCAATTAATGGCTTTGTTTGATAATTGGACTACTTATAGTGAATTATTAAATACTTCATTAGAATCTGAAGGTACTCTTACTGAGAAAAATGCTCGTTATATGGAATCTCTTGGCGCTAAGATGGAGCAATTAGGAGCAGCAGGAGAAAGAGTCAAAGCTAGCTTAGTAACAGCTGATATGATTAATCCTGTTTTAACAAGTTTAACCGGAGCCACTAATTTATTAGGACTTTTTATAGAATCAATTGGTGGAGGAACATCTGCTTTATTGGGTCTTGCAAGTGGTATGATGGCTGCTTTTGGGCCTGCTATCTCAAGAGAAATAAATAATGTTCTTGTTAATATTCAAAATACAAGAGATAATCTTGTAAAAATGAATTAGGATATTTCCAGAACTTAGGAAATGATTCAATTAAGTAAAGATTTACAAAATAATTAGAGTTTAAAAACTAGTAATGGTCAAGTCAATCAAGAAGCTATTGGAAGAATTATAGATTAGGTAACCGAACGAAAAAAAGCTATACAATAGTATTATGGTATCATGGAAGCTGGTGAAGTAAATGCCTATAATACAATTGTAAAAAGAATTGGAGAAGAAAAAACTCAACTTGAAATATATCAAAATAGAATAAAAAATGCTGAAGAATTAGCTCAAAAAATTGAAGATTATAAAAATAGTGTAACAGGAGCTACTAAAGCATAGCAACGAATGCTAAAAGAATTAAATCCTGAAAATATTTAGGGAACATTAGGAACTTTAGCTGATAAACTAAAAATTTTAAGTGAACAAGTTGGTGTTACTAGTAAAGAAGTTGGAAAAGAATGGCAACATATCGTTAAACCTCCTGAGTTTGAAGCTATTTTAAAACAGATACCTGGAATAGAATAGTTATCAAAACAGGTTGATGAAGCTATTAAAAAGAATAACGGTGTTATTGGGAATGAATTAAAACAAAAAATTCAAGAAGCTGCTCGAACTGCATCTTTAGCAATTCAGGATTTAGATGGAGCTACTTTAACAGGATTAAAAAATGAGTTATCAGATGTTGAAGCAAAACTTAAAAAATCTCAAATTGAAGCAGAAGAATTTATTAAAAAGATGTAGAATTTAAGTGCTGCTAGAACTTTAACTCAAATGCTTCAAGGTACTACTCAATTAATGTCTGGTATGTCTTCTTTAGGTGGTGTTATAGATAATGTTTTTAATAAAAAAATGTCCGCTGTATAGAAGTTTACTAAAACTATTATGGGATTAGGATATTCAATTCCTTCTATTATAGCAGGTTTTAATAAATTACAATCAACATTATCACCTGTTATAATGCATTTTACTAAACAAAATACTCTCATTTAGGCTAATAATAAATTACAAGAAGCAAATAATGCTTTAACAAAAGCTAAAGCTAATTTAACAGCATTACAAGCAACCGCAAATACCGCAGAAGCTGCTACTGAAGGAGAAATAACTGCTGCAAAAAATGCAGTAACTGTTGCTACTAATAACGCTACAGCGGCACAATAGGCATATAATGCTGCGATGTTGGCAAATCCTGTAACATGGATTGTAGCCGGTATTGTAGCTTTAACAGCTGCTTTAACAATTATTCCTAAAATCTACGATGCAATTACAATGTCATCTGATTAGGCTAAATAGGCAGTTTAGAATTTTAATAATACACAAAAAGAATCTACTCAAAAATATGCACAAGCTCAAGCAGATATAAAGACTTTATCTGAAGCAGAAGATGAATGGAATCGTTTATCTAAAGCAGCTGGAGATTATAATTCTACTATTGATAATTTAACTGAAGAAGAAAAAGAACGTTATTATGAATTAAGTAATTTAATTGCTAGTTATAATAGTGCAGCAGTTATTGGATATGATGCTCATGGAAATGCTATTATTAATAAAAATACTAATCTTAAAGAATAGATTTAGTTAATTAATTAGGCTGCTTAGGCAGAAAAAAGACGATTTTATAATAGTGATTAGTATTATGAAGGTATTAAAGGAGAAAGATAGCTTTAGAAAGATGCTCAAAAAGATGTTAAAAGAGCTGAAACTGACGTAGAAACTAATAGAGCAACTACAGCTAAAGAATTACAATATGGCGTTGAAGAAATGTTATTATATTTAGACCCTTCTAAAGACGCTGAAAAAATTTAGGAATATACTAAATATCTTTCTTTTAGTGAAAATGAATTTATAGAAAATGAAAAAGAAATTTATGATAAATTAAAAGAAGACCAAGAAATGTTAAAAGAAGAATATTCTTCTTTAGATATTTTAACTCCAATAGATATTGTACAAAAAAATTTAGTTTAGAGTCAAAAAACTTTATCTTCTGCTAAAAGTAAAGCAGAATCTTCTTCTCAATTAAATTATGCTACATTATTTGACCAATTAAGTTTAAATAGTGATGCTTATAATCAATTAAAAGAACTTGGTATTACTAACGTAGAAGGTTTAATTACTTCTTATGTTGAAGGCGCGGGCTAGGCTTTTTCAAGAGCAAATCTAGGTAGTGATACATATAAGACGGCCGCAGAAAAAATAAATGATGATTTACTTTAGTCTTTTGTTGATAGTATAACTCAATAGCAAAATGGTAAACAAATTAGTATAGGAGAACTTTTTGGACAATTTACTATTTCAGACCAAGAAACAAATGGTAAAGATGATTGGACTTATAGAAATTTACAAGAAAAATCAAAAGTTGTTTCTACTCAAATTAATAAATTTTTAGAAGAACAATCTCAAGAAACAATAGATGCTATTAAGTCTGCTAGCGGTGACGCTAATATGGAAAAAGTTTGGGAAGAATATTTTGCCAATCTTTTAAATGTAGATAAAGTAAAAATTAATTTTAATACTGGAAAAATAGAAAAAGTTACTAGTGAAGCATTAGAACGTCTTAATAATAAAATAAAAGAAAATATTAAAACTCCTTATTCATTAGGAGATGTAGACATTATAAGTCAATATTTAAAACCAGATTTAACTGAATCTCAATTAGATTTTATTAATAAAAGATTTACAGAGTTAAATGATGGAACTCGCACTTGGAAAGAAGCTCTTCAATAGGCTCAAAAACAAATGGTTTAGTTAAGTTCAGCGGCTAATGGTTTAACAGCTATTGAATTATTAAATAAAAGGGATTCTGGAGAAAAATTATCAGATGAAGAAAATTAGAAATTAAAGTCTTCTTTAGAAGAAATTTAGAAATTATATCCTGGTTTAATTGATTAGATAAAAATTTTAAATACTGAATGGTTAAAAGGAACAGAAGCCTATAAACAGGCTTTATTAGAATTAACAGAAGTTAGTTTAGGAGTTTATCAAAATCAAGTTGATAAAGGTATAATATCTCAAGCTGAGGCTACTGCTTAGATTTATTCTACAATTAATTCAATAGATTTATTAGAAGAAGCTTATCGTAAACACTTATTGACTAACGACGCTTATAAAAATAAATTAGCAGAATTAGCTTCTCAATATGATTCCTGTAAAGATGAATTAAATGAATATATTTCAGCAATTAGAACTGGAAATCTTGAAGAGTAGACTAAAGCTACACAAGCATTGCTTTTAGCGACTCGTTCTGCTGAAAATGCTGCAAAATATGGGTTAGAAGCAGAACAAATTGATAGTGTGGCGGAATCTTATAGAGAAATGGCCAAAGCTGGAGAATAGGTTTATGCTGGTTTAAATAATGAAACTGCTACAGATGCTGCAACAAGGTATCTTCGATTAAATAATGCTATTGAAACATTACAAAAAAGTTATACCGATGTTCTTGCTGTTATGCGAACTTTAAAAGAAGAAGGTGGATTAAATGAAGTTTTAGGAGATAAAGATAGTGCAAAAACTCTTGAAACTATGCGTACAGCAATGGCAGATATTTTGGATGTTGAAGAAGATTATATTGATAATAATTTTGTAAAAGACCATTTAGATGAATTAAAAGGTGTTATTGATGGAGATATAGATTCTTTAAATGCTTTGCATGAAGCTTTTACGGAAGAGCAATTTTTAAAAATTGATGTAGATGATTAGGAATTTCAAGATAAGGTTGGAATGTCTATTGCTGAAGCTGAAGATAGATTAAATAATATTGAACCTGGAAAATTAGAAGCTGATGATTTACAATTTTTAGAAAGTTTAGCTAATGTATTATATCAATCTGGTTGGACAATTGAACAAATTGATAATTTGTTTAAAGGGGCTGATTTAAATGTTCCTTTAAATGTAGATGCGGCCCCCGCAATAGAAGGTATGAACTAGGTTATTGAGGGTGGAGAACAGATGAAAAATTCTGTTCAAAATAGTGCTTTAGGTATGGCATTTAATGCTTCTTCCGAGACTCAAACAAATAGTACAACTGATTGGAGTGAAGCTCCTGGTTATGATGTAGAAGAACATTCTGTTTCAGGAAGTGTTTATCTTCCAACATTAAATTATCAAATGGTTCCTGGTCCTTTTCCTTTTCCTGCAATTTCTCAAGGGCCTCCTATCCAAGAAACTATTACATACCCAGAAATGAAAGCTTCTCCTCAAAATATTGAAAATCCTGTAAAAAAAGATAATAGTACTACAGCTATGAAAATTACTATTCCAGAAGGAAATAAGTCTGCTGGAGGTAAAATTAGTCATAAAAATAGCACTGGAGGAAATAAAAAATCTTCTGGCGGTAAAGGTGGCGGTAAAAAAGGTGGCGGAGGTAGTGGCGGTAAAGCCAAAGAACCTAATAAAGCCAAGGGTGCTACCAATAAAGCTGACCGCTATCGTAATAATACCGTTAAAGCTAACAAACTTGCTAATTAGATGACTAAGTTAAATAAATAGCAAGAAAGATTAACAGGAAAAGATGCTCTTAAAAATCTTGAAAAGCAATTAGAAATTCTTGAAAAACAAAAAGAAGTTATTAGAGAACGTTTAGGTCTTCAAAGAGATGAACAAAACGAATTAGCTAATAATCTTAAAAAGTATGGTGCTACTTTCGATAAAGATGGTACTTTAAATAATTATTTTACTACTCATGATAAGATTCTAAAAGAATATAACGATAAAGTTGCTCAATGGAATCGAATGACCGCAGAGCAACAAGAGAGTAATAAGGATTATTTAAATAACGCTAAAGAAATAATGGACCAAGCCTTTAAAGACTTAGAGCGTTATGACAAACTTCAACAAGAGATAGCTAAAACTCAACAAGAGCAAATAGATAAAACTCAAGAACAAATTGATTTAAAAGTTAAACAGCTTGACCTAAAGATTAAGGCGGAGCTTGATTTATCCGAGGCTAAACGAGATTGGGATAAATTCCAGAAAGATATTGTTAATGAGATTAGAGATGATGATATATTAGGGCTGAATAGATTTAGATTCGCAGACATTGCTTCTTATTATAATGATGCGGGAACCGGTTCAATTCAGAATTTGACCGACCGCCTGAAGGAAGTAATGGGAGATGAAAATGGAATCTTCTCTGGTTCATACTTAACATAGCAACTAGCTAATATGTCTATAACAGACCTGGCCGCGCAATTAGAAAAGATTAAAGAAATCTTCGATGATTTACAAGATCAAATGGAAGGTTTTAAAGAGATTGCGGATGAAATTAAGGAATCTATCTTTGATGCTATTGATGCTGCTCAAGATGCTTTTGATGAGCAAATGGATGAATATAAATACCTAGGTGATTTAATTGATCATAATATGAAGATTACGGAGATGTTCTTTGGAGATGAAGCATATGATCAAATGGCTAAATTCTATGATAGAATTGAAGAGAATAATAACGCTCAATTAGACTTCCTTGCAAAACAGAAAGATTTGTGGTATAGTCGTATGGTAGAAGAGCAAGCTCGTATGGATCAGTTGGCTCAAACTCAAGGAACAGATTCTAATATTTATAAAGAAGCGAGAGATAGATTTGAAGAATACAAAAAGCATTGGATGGATACTGTTAAAGATTTAAATTCTACAGTTGAAGATGCTCTTGATAATATTATGGATAAGTATAATAATGCTATCAATGGAATCCTTGCTAACTTTGAATTGAAGCTTGGTGATGGTCATACTTTAGATGATATTGAAGATGAATGGGATATATTAAATGACCAAGCAGATAGATATTTTGATAAAATTAATGCTGCATATGAGATTGATAAATTAGAAAATGCTTTTAACGATGCTATTGATGATAATGATGGGAACTTAGCTGCTCAACAATCTTTAAATGATTTGATGGAACAACAATTAGCTTATTTAAGAGATAAATAGAGATTAACTCAATATGATGTAGACAGAGCTAATACATTACTTCAAATTGAAATGAAACGTTTAGCACTTGAACAATCTCGTTCTAATAAAAATAGATTGAGATTAAGAAGAGATTCTCAAGGTAATTATACATATCAATATACCGCTGATACAGATGCAATTAATAAAGCAGAGCAAGAACTTGCAGATGCTCGAAATAGTTTATATAATAGTGATAAGGCGGCTTATGTAGATAATTTAAGTGATATACAAAAATCTGCGGAAAACATTAAGAATAAGTTAAAAGATATTTATACTGATACAACTTTATCAGATGAACAAAGACTTCAAAAAACGTATGAGTTAGAGAAATATTACGGAGATCAAATTAATAAATTATTAGAAGATAACGCTAATATAAGAAATAATTTAATTCAATCTAGTACAGAAGAATTAGCAAGAATCTATGGAATTAATATAGAATAGTTCCAAGCATTATCAGATAAAGAACAAACTGATATTTTAAAGGATTTAATTCCTCAAGCAGGTTCTTCTTTATCTGATATGGTAGAAGAGCTAATTGGACAAGGTGGAGTTGGAAAATTATTTGACGATTCTATTAATAGATTCCTATAGGCTGAAGATGAAAGAATCAACAGTATCGCAGAAATTGAAAAGAACGGTCAAATTAGTTTTGAAGATATTATTAATGATACTAATACTGTTATTGGACAGGCAGAACAATTAATAGATAATAATGAAGCTTTAATTAACAGTTATGAACAAGAATTAAACGCAGTGCAGAATACAATAAATGGAGTAAATGAATTAATTCAAACTTACGAAAGAGCTAAACAAGCAGCAATTTAGGCTGCTACTGCGGCAAATGATTTATTAATTAGTAATAACGCAGAAGTAATAGGAAGTTCTTTAAGCCAGGAAAAAGCCGCTCAAAATGTAAATGATAACGTTTTAAATTCTTGGATAACAAAGGGAAATTCATATGGAGATTTATCAAACTTTACTCCTTATTCTCCGAATTGGCACAGCTCTGATTTTGCTGCTATATTTGGTAGTTCAAATGTTGGTTTAGCAGATTTGGCTGCTTATCAGCATGCACGTTAGAGTGCAATAGAAGCAGCAACAGCTGCTAATAATGCTATTGTTAATCAAGGTGGATATACTCCTATTAATGTTAATAGTATATTAGATGCTATATAGTCTAACGTATCTCATATAAATGATATATTAGAAGCACTTCATGCTGAAAGTTCTGACTACTATACAAATGCTTTAAATAAAGCGAAAGATATAGAAAAAGCTATTGTTGCTAATCAGACTATTCATATAGATGCGGACTTCCCTAATGCAAAGGACGTTCATCATATTATTGAAGCCATTGAAGGTCTTGCTAACGCGGCAGCGCAGCGAGCAAATAGCAAAGGTTATTAAAAGTAGAGGGGGTAACTCCCCTCTACTATATTTGATATACAAGGAGGGATAAGTATGGAATCTAATGAAATCAAAAAAGCTCTTTTAGATTCTTATGAAATTTTAAATGATAAAAAAATAAATGATGCAAATTTTGATAAAACTATTCAAGGTACTATAATAGATTGTAAAGACCCCTCAATAGGAAGATATTTAATTCGTTATCAAGATAGTACGATAGAAGCTTATTCAATTTCACCTTCTGTTAATTATCCAAAAGGTAATTTAGTTTATATTTCAGTTCCGCAAGGGGATATGAAAAATCAGAAAACTATTTTAGGTACAACTAAACAATTAGGAACTAATTATATAGAAGATTTAATTCAAGAAGATACTTTTGATACAACTAAAAATCTTTTATAGACTGATTTAAAAATTGAGTTATCTTCTTATGAAACTAAAGAATCTATATTAGATGAAGTTGAATTTACAAAAGCCATTTAGAATTAGATACGTAATGCTAACTTTTTAAAAATAAAAGGTAAAGTAAGAACTAATTTAGATGTACAACAAAGACAAGGCGGTCGGTATGGATTAAAAATAACATTGATTATAAGGAATAATGCTACTGGAATTGAGGAAGAACAAGATTACTATTTTGATAGTAATAATTTCACTGGAAATCCTTATAATTATATAACCGCAATGACTCAGGAAGTATCTTATCCTCTTGATGGAAATAACTTTGTAAAAATAAAAAATATTTCAAGTTTTGTTTAGGGGTTCCCGCTACAAGAAGAGGGGAAAGAAACTGATATATTCTTATCTAATATTTCAATAAATGGTAGTTATAAATTATCAGATGCGGAAAAAGCTACGGTAGGGATTGTTCTTTAGGCTCCATATGGATATACTTTTACAGAAAGTTCAGAAGTAAATGAAGGTACAGTAAGACCTATTATTGCGAATATTAGAGCTAAAGGAAAATTAGTAGATTTAAATAGACAGAATGTAGAAATATATTGGTTTAAAGTAGATCCTCGTATAACATCTACTCATGAAGATTATTTGAAATATAGTGGAAGTGGATGGAAATGTATTAATCCTGAAAAATTATCTACTTCATCTATTGATATTCCGTTGAGTATGGTTCAATATAATCAAAAAAATTTATTCAAATGTGTAGCTGTTTATGATAATAAAACTTTTTCAAAATAGTTTACTATATATAATTATGGGGCTTCGTATGAAGTTTCAATAGAATCAACGTAGGGAGTTAATTTTGCTTATTCTACTGGACACCCGAATTTATTTTGTCATGTTTTTAAAAATGGAGAAGAAATAAATGATGAATTAAATATTAGGTATCAATGGAAATCTATTAATAGTCAAAATGTTAATTAGGATTTAAATGATACTGATATGAGTTAGTATTATAATAAATTACAATAGATGAAAGATATATAGGAGATTGTAAATTCAAATTCTGAAGTTTATTGGAATACTATTATTTCTGAAGAGGATTTAACTTATTTACAAAAGTATTAGCAATTAAAAGAAGCGGTTTCAAATTTTGAGAATAGTCAACGAGTAGAAGGGAATACGATTTATAATCTTAATTTATATAAGATAATAGATTATACTACTTTTTATTGTTCATGTTTTAATGAAGATAATAATTTAATTGGTGTTGGTAAAATTGTTATTTATAATTAGGCGGCCTCCCTATCAGGATATAATCTAGTTATAAATAATGGAGACCAGATATTTTTATATGACTAGAATGGTATGTCACTACAGAGCGCCGCTATAGATTAGCCATATAATATTTCTGATTTATCTTATACGTTATCTTATAATGGAGTTCCGATTAAAGAATAGGAATTAAACTTTGCAATTCCTACATGGAAGATCCCTTTAAAAAATACAATGATAGAAACAAATACAGATAGCAACAACGATTATTTGTATGTAAAAGGATAGTCTACTTTATCTTTTGACGTTTCTAATAAGTATAATGTTAGTAATAGCAATAATGATATATATTTAATTTTACAATATAATGACCAAACTTTTACTACTAAAACTAATTTTACTTTTAATAAATAGGGTGGAAATGGTACAAATGGAACTAAGTATCAATTTAAAATAACTCCAGAAAAAGATGTTTTATATTTTAATGCTAATGGTGAATATATAGAAGATAATGATAAAAAAATTACAGTAACTCCTCATATTTGGTATAATGGAGTTTAGCAAAAATAGATTAATCCTAATAGTGTTAGTTGGGATATTTTGATTAATAAAATAGGCTCAGAACATTGGTCTAATTTAGCGGAAATAGATCCAAGTAGTAAAACCGCTATAGTAGATAATACTGGTACTTTTGAAGTTCAAGATATGAAATAGAATGGTCAAGACGGTAATCTTGCTAATATTATAAAAGGTACTACTGTAATAAATAATTTAAATTATTATGCTACAGTACCTCTTTCAACAGTTTTTTACCACTTTGATGATTCTGCCATAAAGATAGAAGTTCCTAAGAATAGCGGATTCAGATATGTTACATACAGTAGCGATGGAACAAATCCTTCTTATAATGAATTAAATCCTTTTGAAGTGGATATATATAAATATTTTGGAAGTCAAAAGGAAGATATATCTAATAAAGAGTCTGAAAATTTTGTTTATGAATGGAAGATTCTACCATAGGGAACAGAAGCTTTAGATATAATTGGTATAAATGATAATAAAGCGATTATTAAACCTAAAGATAATTTTTCTAAAAATGGTAATCAAGTAACTAATGCGGTTTTAATTTAGGTATTTAAGAATCAAATTGATATAGTAGAAGAAACGAATCCTTAGACAGGAGTAGTAGAACAAAAGGAAAAAGTTACTAAGGTTCCTTTTGCTACGATACATATCCCAATTCATATGATGTTAAATCGTTATGAAAATGCTGCTTTAAATGATTGGGACGGAAATACAATAGAGATAGATAATGATGGCGGATATATTTTAACTCCTCAGGTTGGAGCTGGTTTTAAAGAAAATAATAAATTTACTGGAGTCTTATTAGGTACTGAACGAACTACAAATGGAGATCAGACTGGATTATTAGGATATGCGGCCGGTGCCCGCAGTATTTTCCTAGATGCGAATACTGGTAATGCTTAGTTTGGTTTACCAGGCAAAGGTCAAATTAAAATTAATGTAGAAGATTAGGCAATAATTCAGTCTGGAGATTATCCTGAAAAAGGAATGAAAATTAAATTTTCAAATTAGCCTTAGATTAGATTTGGTTCAGGTAATTTTTATGTTACCCATGAAGGCTATATTCATGCTGGCGGAGGCGGAGATATAGCAGGATGGAAAGTTAGTAATGATTCTTTTTCTCAAGGATATGTTACATTAAGTTCTAATAATGATGAACCTACTAATTAGGCAATTAAGGTTACAGATGGAGAAAAAAATATTTTCTCTGTTGATTATCGTGGCTACTTACATTCAGAACAAGGTGATATTGCAGGTTGGACTATTGAGCCTGATAAGTTGTTTAAAGATAATGTTGGTATGGCTTCAACTGGAGAACATGCTTTCTGGGCTGGAGATAGTTTTTATGTAAACCATGATGGAACATTACATTCATCTCAAGGTGATATAGGTGGTTGGCAAATAAAATCAGATAGATTAGAAAAAAATAATGTGGGTTTATCTCCAGTTTATACCACTAATACACCTAATGCATTTTGGGCAGGAAATGTTTTTCATGTAACTCATGACGGTTATTTATATGCTAAGAATGGTGAAATTGGAAACTGGAGATTTGGTAACAATGGATTATATGGAGGAGGCAGTGCTCCTTCTTATAATGGAGGTAGTTCAGGAGTTTATGTTGGTGCTGATGGAATAAGATTAGGAAGTACTTTTCATGTAGACCCAGATGGGAATTTATATGCGAGAGCAGGAGACATTGGTAGTTGTACAATTACTAATGGTGGATTAAAAGGAAATGGCTGGTATATAGATGGAAGTGGAGCAGCTAAATTTACTGATGTTGAAATAAATGGAGCAAAAGTTACTAACATGATGAAGGCTTCTGGTTCTGGGGGTATTTCCGGTGGAGGAAGTTCTATTGGTAGTGGAGGAGCTTCTTTAGCCAGAGGTTCAACTAAAGTAGGTGGACAAAATATTGATGATTATGTAGAAGAATTAATAGTAGGTACTTTACGAACAGATAATCTTTGGAGTAAAGTAGGAGTTATTACTAGTTTAAAAGTTACTAATTTAAACGCTTATGGATTACGAGTAGGAGACAGAGAAGTTTCTTTTGATGAAGATGATATTTAGCAAATTTATAGTAATAAAAGAGATATTGCTAAATTAGAAGATAGAATAAGTGCTTTAGAAAATAAATCTTAATAATTTTACTAAAGGACAAAATTAATTAAAAATTCCTTCCTTTTTATAAAAAATATTATAATATAAAACTTTTATAAAAAGGAAGGACTTACCTTATAAAAAGGAGGGGTAAATATGAGAGAAAGATTCTCAGAAATAAATATAATAGGAAATTCAACTCCTGTACCAGTAGGAGCTGAAGCTAAAAATATAACACTTAAAGATGGAAGTATCTTAGAATAGGCTTTAGGAGATATTAATTTTCAAGAAAATGGAAGTATAATAGATCAAATATAGCAACTTTCTAACGCTATAAAAAATGATTATGATTATGCTCCATATACAAATCCACGTTTTAAAAACTCTTTAGCAGTAAGACAATATAATAGAGATAATATTACCACTGAAATGACTCCGAATATAGATGCCGAAACTGAATCATTAGTTCAAAATGGGTTAACCGCAACCCTTGATTCTGATTACATTTGGAGCTTAATAGGAACTGTAAATACTCAAAATGAAGTAAGACTAATATTATATGGAGATCCTGCTGATATTGAAAGATTAGTTATAAACGAAAAGGGCGGTGCTGTAAATGTAGGAGCAGGAGAGTATCTCGTTTCAATTAAAAACAATATAAATGTTTTACAAGGTACTTTAAACACTCCTATTGTTACTTTAAGATTTGAGTGGGGAACAGATAATAGTAAAACTTGGACTTAGGTTTACGCAGGAGAAGAAACAAAGAGCTTTACTATCCCTGTAAATAATTATCTTTATAGAATTTATTTATGTATTTATCCTAATAACAATGGATTAACTTTTAATGAAAATTAGGAAAATATTTTAAATTTTGAATTAAAAGATAAAGGAACAAAATAGAATAAATACGATGTTGTTTTTGATGTACAACAAGATAAAAGAAATAAAGTTTGGACAACGACTGTGGCAGATAATTTAGAAGTTAGACCTAAAAATCAGATAGAAGCAAGAAGTACTTTAGGAACTATTTATGATACTAAATGGGAAGGTACTCTTAATTTAAATGGTGCTATTAATGTAAATAGAGGTTTAAATTCTACTATCTTTATGCAAGATAACGGTTTAAGTTTTAAAATGAATGATATAAATACTTATGAAGGAAACTCTCTTACAGAAAAAGTTGCTTCTCAAAATAGTTATCTTTCTAAAACAATTGAAACCCCTTATTTTATTACTCCAAAATATACTTTAGAAGATAACGAAGTAAAAGGTAATTTATTGTATTCTGCTAAAGATAAACATATTTTTAATGTATCAGGAATTCAACCGGTAGAAATTGGATAGGATATAACTCATATTTCTAATATTTTAAAATTGGATCAAAGAATTATATCTCCTTTTTTATCAAGTTATAAATATATAGAGAATTTTAAACGATTTGAAGAAATAATGTTTGATGATACCTACCCAGATAAAATCCCAATTTTCATTTATACAAGTGTATCTTTAGGAAATTATCTTGCTTGGAAGCGAACTGACAGCTCCGCACCTTGTTCTGTAATAGGATTTTGTTACAAATTTGAAGGAACAGATACTGCAGTTGGACCTGGAAATGGAAGTAATACGAATGGTAAGAAAATTAAAGGACTTATTGGATATGTAATTTAGACAAGAGAAAGTCCATATTTTTACAATAGTAGTGATACTGTTTATAAATTTAGATATACAGTAGATAAAGATCAACATGCTGATACAGATAAAACAAGAAACTTTGCTTGTGTAAAATTATTTGATCTTTTCCCTAAGGTAGTAAATAGCTCTCAATGGGTAAAAAGGAATGGTTATTTAGACACTAGTGGAAATTATGTAGGCTATTAGCAAGCCAATTAAAAAAATGCTGTTTATTATATTAATTTATAATAAACAGCATTTTTTTTATTTTAAAATGCACTTGCGTGCTATTTAACATAAGCAAGACCTAAACAAATCGCATCGCTTATATCATCATTTACTTTTAAACCATACTAATTTTTAACTAACTACATACTCTCTTTTTTCAAGCTTTCTCTTTTTATGCCGCGGCCAGTCTTTATCCCGCAGATTCTACGCCAATGACTTGCAGTATAGAACTAAACATTCTATAAACTATAGGTCTAATACAAACTTAATACAATCATAGCTTGTAAATATATTAATACTTTATATACGGATTGATTATGCTTTACATCCTATGGTAAAACATCTTCCATAATAATATTAGTTGGTTTATATTTTTTATATATTTCTAAAATTCTATTTTTCATTTTGACAATTCTTTTAAAAGAACTACTATCTGTAGCAACAATACACTAGTAATGAATTAATTTTTCATCCTAGAAGATTGCTATGCCTGTACTTTTACTACTTGCATCTATCGCTAAAACTTTCATATTATTAACATACCTTTCTTATTTATAAGTCCAGTATATCATAAAAATTTTTGAAAGTCAAATTTAGGTAAAAAAATAAATGCAACGAGATAATACCCGTTGCATTTAAATTATTTACCAGTAGAAGCAAATCCTCCTTCTCCGCGAGAAGTTTCATCTAACTCTTCTACTTCTTGCCAATCACATAAAAATCTTTCTCTTAAGATAAATTGTGCGATTCTTTCATTAGGTTCTACTGTTCTTATTCGATAAGAATCATTATGTACTGCCACAATTATTTCTCCTCTATAATCAGAATCGATAACCATTTTGTTATCTTAAAGGCTTTTTATCCTTTAATTCTTATAATTTCTTATAAGTTCAGCATATCTTTTCACTTTTTAAATTTAAAGTGCCGCGGCCTCGTGGTAGGATTATATCTTTTCACCTACTATGCGTTGCCCCTGGTTATAGTTTTCTATAACCTTCGGTTCGGATTGGCATATCTTTTTAGACTTAGCTTCCCCGCTTAATTCCGCGGTTTAATGTCGGCATTATTTTTCTATAAAAACGCTTGTTTCAAGTAATAAATCTTCTAATTTTAAATCCTTATAATGTGTGTAAGGGATTCTTATTAAAGGAATATTATTTTTTTTGCACCACTAAGATTTTAATAAATCATGTTTATGAGTATATTCATAATCAAAAATACTATCTTTTTTAAAGTGTTGCTATCCATCATATTCTATTAAATATTCATTATTAACAAAGAAATCAAAAGGTAATTCTTTAATATCTTTACAAGTAGAAAATTTTTTCTAAATTTCATAAAATATATTTGCTTGATCTAATATATCTGCAATCTTTACATTTCCTTTTGATATATTAGAGTGTAATCCACAACTTAAGCTTCTACCTGATCGTAAAGATGTTCCTAAAACATCTTTTTCTTTTCCACATTCACATCTACAGTGCCAATAAATTACACCTCCGGCATTTCTTTTATCTGTTTTATATAAGACAGTCCATTTTCCAAAAGTTTTTCCAGTTATATCTATTATTTGACTATCGAGATTAACATGTTTTTTCCAGATAAATTTGCATCATACCAAATTTTTGTAATCATTCCTCTTGAAACTTTAAATTTCTAAGCTAACTAAGTAGAAGTCATATTATTATAATTCTATTTAATATATTCTTTATCTTTATTAGATAATTTATATTTTTTATTAGAATTTACATCATAATTAATTTTTTTAGCATGATTTAAAATAGAAGTTTTATTACAGTTATAAAGTTCTGCCATCTTACGAGAACTTTTTAAATTTTCATAATTTTTTATAAATTCTTCATCGGAACCAAAATTGATTTTTTTAGCCATATTTTTTCTCCTTTTTATTTGATATTATATTTAAAAATTATATAAGCCAAAATAATCTGATTTGTCCAATGAAATCAAAAAATATTTTTATTTACCGACACAGTTGGCGGGACGCATACCTTCTTTCGTAGCTAATCCGCTTCTTGCATAAATTGCCCCCCAACAATTATTTGGAATTGACATTGCAAGTCCAGTACCAATTTTAACAGTTTCATGCGGGTTTATTGTGACAGGACTGTCTAGACATGCGTACAGATCATAACCAGCGGCCGCATCACTTCCTTGAGTGGGGATCTTAGCTTTCTAATTTAACTTTTTAATTTCAACAGGAAAATGTCTAACAATTCTTTTATCCATTATTAAACCTCCTCATAAGAAATAGCAATCTGTTCAGTAGGTTCTTTCTCAGAAGTAAATTCTTTAGTAATAAACACTCTTCTCCACTCATCTATTACTTCACCTTTTGATTTTGTAGTTTTAATTTCACTACTTGATTTTACTACTGTATATTGCCCATCTTCTTTAGCCGCATTAATAAGAGCTTCAGCCTAGGCTTCTGTATCACATCTATATTGTTCTACTACTTTAATCAAATAACAACTCATTTTAAATCTCCTTATCCCTCTAAATTAAATTTTATTGTTTTAGTATTACCGATTTGATATTCAGTATCCTTTTGAATTTTTTGAATATAAACACTAGGTCCTTTTAAAGTGATTTCATCTGTCTTTTCTAATTTAGAAAAGAATACCGGTAAATCTGCGGTAGGGACCTTTTCAATTCTAACTAAACCTTTATCATCTATAATACTTACATTTTGCATATAATTTCCTAAGCAAACATTACAAAAAATCTTCATAATATTTCTCCTTATACTTCTATAACAGCGTTATCATATGGAAATAGATAATAAGCATAAGGTTCATCATTTATCCTAATCCATATTTCAAAATTACCATCTGATTGTTCTTCTATTGATAATAATTCTCCTCGATCTGTACAACATCCAATACATTCTTTTGCTGCTAAAGCAGGTGGATTAGGATTCTGACTTTCATACATATGAAATATTGTTATATCACTTCTGTCTTTACAATATAACATTGCATAAGTATCACACTTCATATTAAAAAAATCTTCAAGTTTAGCTTGTGCTCCACCTATTTCCAATACATTCATTGGTTTAAATATTTCTTTATTTGACATTAATCGTTTATTGGCTTCATATAATGTCCCTAAAGAAAGTTGACTTTTAGTTTCCATGTTACTTCTCCGTCTTTATGTATAATCCACAATGACATTCCCCTATGTTTTGTTCAAGAAAATCTTTACACATACAATAATTTTCTGGAATATCACTTATTTTACAAGGGCAAAGTCCATTTCGCTCTTTTAACTTTGCCCTTATTTGGTTTACAAGTTCTGTATCTTCTGAAATTTTTACTTTCAATATTTCACAACCTTTCCGCATATTGATTATCGGAAGCGAGTTTTACACCTAATACTTCATCATAATGGGGAGTTTGATTAGGAATATATCGACCGTATTTGATAATTATATTTTTATATTGATTTCTTTTAATAAATTCTATAAGGTCTTGTGAGCGTTCTTCTTCTTTATTATATCCAGTATATATTACAAGATCATCATTAGAAAATTCTCTGAATTTTTTTATAAAAAGAAATAACATAACCATAGTATCAAGGGGTTCAAGCCCTTGACAAACTATCGCTTCTGTTATAGGATTTTTTAAATACTTTTCAATAATATATTCCTCTTTAATTTTAATATTATGAGCTTTTGTAAGAGGACTGTTTTGACAAACAGCTTTCCCACATTCTTTATCACATTTAAAATCACAATAAGGGAACTCAATCACCATAGCAGGTTTTTTATAATTAACAAAATCTTCATCAATAATTCCTTTAACAAACATTAATTAATCTCCTCAACTGTTTTATTTATTGCTTCCCATCTTCTCATACCATATTCCTGTTTTCTTTCTCTACTCCAAGTTTTTATAGGAGTATAGAATCCTACAATACGGGTATATTCTGTATATATTGGTTTACCACAAACTGGACATGTAGTTCCATAAAAAGCATGATTATCTTCACATGCTTGAATTTTAGTATTAAATGCAAAATAAGTTACGCCTTGATCTGCAATATAATTAACCATCTTCCATGCCTTATCAAAAGAATCAAAAGGCGCATCAATGTTAGCATGAAGAATTGAACCACCATTACAATACTTATCAAAAATAGCTTGTACTCTTATTCTTTCTTGAAGTGTTGTCTTAATACCAAGAGGCATAAACTGATTTCCATAAAGAGGTAAATCATATATATTTGCATCAGGATAAAAGAATTTGTCTTTCTTTGTAAGTTTTGCGGCCGCTGATTCACCAGGAATTTGTTCAGTGTTAATCATGTAATCACACTGGTTTCGTACGATGAAATCATCTGCCACCCGCCTCATTGTTTTAAAAATCTTTTCTCCGAAAGTTAAAGCTTTATCTGTATAAAAAGTATTTCCAAACTCATCTACTCTTGTGTATCCAAATTTTTTCATTGTTTCATATACTCCAATAAAGCCAATGGTGTTGTATAAGTGTTCAAAATCTACAAGTCCGTGTTTAAAATTAGGGAGTAACCCTTTCTCTACATTTCTTTTGATAATATGTCGTACTACATCTAAACCTTGAAGGTTTGTCTCTAATCTACGCTCCAATTCGGCTAAATATTCCTCTTCAGAGGTTGTATCAAGAGCTAACCTTGCAAGATTAATTGTAGAAACTTTGACACTTCCTACTTTAAGAGCCGTTCCCCCGATGCTGTTGAAATAACCTAAATCTCGTATATCACTTTTTAACCTACAACAATTACTTAAACTATTTACTGAATCATCTACAAAAATATTACTATCATTCCATTGCATATTATGACGAATAGCCCATTCTGCAAAATTTCTATCTACAAATTCTCCATTCTGTCTTAATAAAGAAATTGTACTTACAGGAAAAGTAAACATATTTTCTTTTCTAATATGAGCCATTTCTTCCATATATATTTTTTGGAAGTTAATGATTTCTTCCTCATAATCAATCATAAAAGTTCCATCTGGAAATTCTGAACCGCCGAACAAAGCTTCAAAATAAGGTCTGTCAAAAATAGATGTATTAGTAAATGCCGATTGTTGTCCATCTCTTGTATAGGGTTGGTTTACAGCATAGATAAAACGTTGGAAATTTTGTCTTGCATAATTCTCTGCATTTCCACTGGAATCAATTCCGAGATAATTATTCTCTACATCTTTTCTCCAAAAATAATACATGTAAGGAATTAAATTGGGAAGACCAACAGCTCCTGAACTTCTATTACTAGCAAACCCAATAAATTCTTTTACGAAATCTACAAATACTTCTAAATGTTTTGGAGGTTTAGCATTAAAAGCTCCATCTATAAAATAAAGACCCCTTTCTGCCAAATCTTTTAAATCATAAGCAAAACAGTAATGCTTAAATGTCGATGTGTCTGCATCGTGCATATAAAGCTGACCCATCCATTCCATTCTAAGCCATGTATTAGCAGCTTTAAAACCATATTTCTTTTGAATCTCATAATAAATTTTATTAAAAGCTAATAATTTTCTATGAGGTTTTGGCATTTCTGAAAGTAAGGTAACTATATCTTTTTTAGTTACATTACTGTTGCCATCAATGGAAGCATCTGCTACAGTAGATTCATCAATAAAATTATCAATAAAATCTGTATAACTAAGTTGAGCATCATCAAATCCATTAATTCTAGCAATGTCTGTCCCAAACTATCCTTGTAATTTATTATATTGTGTTACAAAATTTTTACCTAATCTAATATCAATTTTCATTCTTCTCGTACTCCTTTAACCATTTAACAGCTTGAGAGAAATCTAATAATTGTTTTTCGATTCTTAGCATAGGAACAGTTTGTACTCCCCATAGCATCATTTCTTCTATATCATTATTTAACTAATATTCAATTCCTAGACTATCCATTTTCTTTTTTAATACTTGGCATCTAGGACAATTGGTTGTATAAAAAATAATCTTCTACATAAAATTTCTCCTTCTGTTTGATATTAATATTTTAAAATGATAAAGACTTTATTACTTCATTCTGTCCTTATGCTTTTAAAATATTTTCTTTAATATAAGAAATAATATCATTTAACAATGCGAATTTATTATCATTATTTTCAATAGTCACAAAATCAAAACCTGTTGTATTATATGTTACTGGAATAAAATCTTTTTTATCTGCAATAAAACGTCTAATAATCTCATCACAATCAGGAGATTCTTCTCGTTGTAATTGTCTTAGTAATCTAGTTTTATCAGATGATTTTATATAAATTGGATAACATTCAATGTTTTCGTTTTTTATAATTTGTTGAATACGTCGAATATCATATATACCTATATTAATTTTATCTTTACTTAAATTATCAATAGCACTACCATAGAACCAATTTCGAAACTCAACATGTTCTATAAGCTCTTTAGCAAAGAAATCCGCAGCCGTTGGTAAGAAGTGGTAATTGACTCCAGCCTCTTCTCCTTTGCGCATCGGTCGCGTAGTATAAGAAACTACTCTAAATAAATTATCTTGACCAAAATTAGTTTGAAGAAGTTCTCTGAGAGCGAAATCTTTTCCACTCCCAGACTCTCCAAATAATGCTATTAACTTATATTTCTAGTTACTCATTATTTTCCTCCATTCCATAACGAGTTGATGTAAGAGAAATATTATGTCCTGTTACCTCAGTAATTTTATATAGCTGATGACCTCCAGTAGACTTATATTTTTTTGCTACGAAAGTATCATCTCGTCTATACCCAGTAACTAACAATTTTATTCCTCTAGTAAACCAACCTTTTTCCTTAACTTTCTTTTCTCCCTTTTCATTTACTTCGCTAATTTGACGATTGAACATTGCATAATAATCTCTAGTTAATTTTACATTTACTACTCCAGATGTAGTAAGTAATGTAACCAAATGCCGCGTATCATTTTTCCCAATTACTGTTCCCGCAATTCTACATAATTTATAGATAGGAATTTGAACTCCATTTCTTTTAAAGAAATAATCTACAACGGGGGATGCAGGAAGGTTATCAAAATTAACAATTCCATACTTTTGATTATTAATATTTTTTAATTCGTGGTCATGGTAATAAAAACATAATGAAGACATTTCCCATGCAGAAATATTACCTTTTGCATATTTATCCCATTCTGCTTTAAACAGTTTTTGGTTTACTTCTTTTAATAACTGTTGCTGATTTTCTTTTAACCAATCTCTAGCAGTATCCATTACCTTTTGATAAATTTTTTCCCAGTTCTTTTGTTCAATCATAGGGATACCATTTGAAACTTTATCGACAGTATCTGGGTCAAAATTATTAAGATAAAATTTAATTGCATATTCATGTGGAATATAATAATAATTTATATTATCTTCTTTCCATTTATACGCTTTCAAATATTTATTAAAATTGAACACCCTTTTTTGAAAAGAAAGTTCTTGAGGTATTAAATCTAAGTTAATTAAACCACTAAAATTCTGTAAGTTTAATTTCTTTTTTGGTTCTGAAGTTAATGACAAGTAATATGCCATTATAAAAATTCTAGGTTCAATTCCTTTAGTATCTTGTTCAAGACTATCAAAAGCTCCAGCCTTAATCAAACTTATCATTGCAGTTTTATTAAGAGGACATCTATTAAGAAAATCTTTAAAAGATATATAGGGTCTATTCGCTTTGATTTGTTCAATGATAGGAGAACCTACTCCATTTAATGCTTTCATACCAAATAAGATTTGATTATTTTTAACGTCTGGCTTAAAACCATAATCAGATTTATTTATATCTATTAATGATATTTGAATACCGTCATTAATTATTTCACCAATAGCTTTTGCTATTTTTCCATAATCAGTGGCCTGTTCTTTCTTCTTGGTATCTTTTACTAAATCTTCATAATCTTCTTGAGATAAATCATCTCCAAATCTAGCAATATAATTTTCTACTTGTTCAACTGCTTTATTTTGTTCTTCTCTCTCTTGCTCATCTTCAAGACTACCACTATTAACAACAAGACAAGCTGTGTCCCAATAAATTGGATTCCATCGTGTCGCAATATAAGCAGTTTGGAAACCTATAAAACTATAAGCAAGAGCATGAATAATAGAGAACGAATAACCCATCTGAGGACCGACTCCATTTTCCCATACATACTTACCAAGTTTTGGAGAAGATGCTTTATCTAATATTTTTTGATGCAACTCTGGAATCTTACTCATTTGTTTTTTACCAACTATTTTTCTGGCGGCGTTTGCTTCTGCCAAGGTAAAACTGCAAATATTCTTATCCATTAACATCAACATCAACTGTTCCTGTGAAGGAGGTACACCATATGAAGACTTGAAATATGGTTCAAGATAATGTTGTTCGTCCTCTGTAATACCAGCTGATTTCATTTCTTTATACCATAAATCAATATTATTCTTAAACCGAATATATTTTTCCATAGGAGTTTCAGCACCTCTTTCTGCTGTCATCAATCTCATAAGACCATTAGCATCTGATAACTCAAGAATTGTTTTCGGTTTAATCTTTTTAGCAGCCTGACTTCCTACTTCAGAGTCAAATTGGAATACATTTATAACGCTTCCATTTTGAATTGCATCCCAAACTCTTTTATCATCTAAAGGTAAGACATTCGGATGAAAATATTTATCATATACAGGACGAAGATTAATTCCATAATCTTCAATTACTCCATCTTCCTGTAAAAATCTAATTGCTTGCGCAAGTTTATCCTGAACTTCAGTTACAAGGAAATCATACTTAGTAAGACCTGCTGCTTCACAATCATGCAAATCATATTGAGTAATAATTTCACCCTTTGGAGTTTTCATAAAACATCCAAATTCATAAGGGTCTTCATCAAAAAGAATAACACCTGAAGCATGACTACTACGTTTATTTATAAGTCCAACAATACCAAATATAATATCGAGAAGACCTGGATATAAATTTACTTCTTTTACGAATATTTGAACAGGTTCTCTTCCCTTATCCTTATTACCATTAATTACATCTTCAAGCGGCCAAAGAAATCCTCTTTCAGACGGGATTAATGATGCTATATACTGAGCTTCATCATTGTCAATACCATCTGGGTAATCTTCACTTCTATATCCGCGGCAGGCTGTAAGAACTGCGGACTTCGTCTGTTCTGTACCATATGTAGCTATCAATGTGCAACCCAGATTCTTTTGAGAAAGCTCGTCTATATCAGGATTGAACCGGCTGCCGCGCTCTTCTTTTATCTTCTTTACTATTGTGCCTTTTTTAGATGGACATATATCTATATCAATATCACCGAGTTCAACACGTTCTTCATTCATATAACGGAAGAACGGAAGATTCCATTCAATTGGATCAAGCTGAGTAATACCAAGAAGATAGTGATTTAATGCTGCACAACTAGAACCACGTCCTGCTCCAACCAAGCTCCCACATTCCCACATCATATCGATATAATATTTTAATGTAATAGGATACTTAAACATATTGGTTCCAAGTTTTTCACCTATTATTCTTTTCACTCTTGCTTCTTCTTCAAGTTCATCCCAATATTTTTTAGTTAAAAGTTTTTTATTTGTCATCTCTGATAAACATTTATGTACCCAATATCTATCATAAATATCATCAGATTTATACATACCTTCTAAAGTAGGATAATCTTTTGAATACCATTTAGGCTCTTGCTTAGGATAATCTTTAACAGGTACACTTGGAATTGTTTGGCTATGAAGTAAATCATATATTTCAATTTTATCAAACATTTCCATACTATTCTGGCACATTTCATCTACCATAATACCAACAGATGGTTCAAGATTTCTCCTTAAATCATTTTCATCTTGAAGATACGCATATTCATAAAACGCGTCTGTTTCTCTTTCTCCTCCTTTTGAATTAAGATATGCTTTATGAATATATCTATCATCCCGTTTTAGATAATGAGCGTCGTCGCCTATTACTAATTTTTTATGGAACACTTGTGCTATCTGTGCTAATTTATTATTTGCAATAATTTGATCTTTCGATGCTCCTGGAGCTACTTCTATATAAAAATCATCACCAAATAAATCATTACAGAAAAACATAAAATCTTTTATCTGTTGATGTTTTTTATTCGCAGTTTCAATATCTTGAATCTTCCTAGCATGTTCCATTTCAATAATACAACTAGAAAGTTCTCCGCCTAAACATGCGGACGTTGCTATTAAATGACCTGGATTTTTCTTGACAACCGCCGCAAGTTCTGATTTTAAAGTAGGAACTCTTTCCATACCGCGGTCCCAATATGAATTCATCCAGGCTATCGAAGACAACTGCCGCAATTGTTTATGTCCAATTGCATCTTTTGCTATTAATATAAAGTGATAATATTTAATTCCTTTATCACGAGTATCTGTTAAATAAATTTCATTGCCAATTGCAATTTTAAAATCTGGATTTTCCTTTTGTAATTTACAAATACGAATAGACTGCGCTATTGTTTCGTGATCAGTTATTCCTATGCCCCGTAATCCAATATCTTTAGCACGTTTAATTAAATCTGGTAATTTATTGATACAATCTAACAGTCTAAAATTAGACATTTCTGTATGTGTGTGTGGACAAAATCTATCCATATTATACCCACTCCCAATGATAACCATTATAGGTTTTTCTATCTTTCTATTTGTTTGCTACTCTTGAAATATAATTACTTCTATTTCTTGGTTTACCTATAGCTTGCATTGCTTCTGCACAACTAGGATATTCAATCCCTGTTTCTACACATCTTACTGTTTTGCTCCCTGCTTCATTAAGACCTTTTATTCGACGACCTTCAGCCCAGGCTTTTTTCTGTGCTTCACTGAGTTTTTTATTCCACTATGGACCTCTTTCAGCATTAGCTTTGCGGCATTTTTCTCTCCAATTATCTTGTTTTTCTTTAGATAAAGTTGAAAAAATATCTCCTCCAGTTCCACCTTTGGTAAGATTATATCCCTTTTCTGGATTCATAGTATCATAATAAGAAATCCAATATTTTTCTCTTTCATCTAAATTATTTGTCTATTCTAATATAACGTGCTAAAAGTTATTCCAACCATAATGTTGAATAGCAGACCAAAAACGAGGACAGGTTTTATATTTTATTCCATTATATTTCCACCTATCCTTTAAATCTTTGGCCTGACCAATATATTTTTTATTATTAATTTTATTTATGTGTGCATAAATATAACCCATGTTTACACCTCTCTTATATAGAATTATATCATAATTTTATTTTCTTGTCAAAAAATCCGCCTTTTTTTGGAATTCTTCACAAGAAACTGTAAAATTAATTACAGAAGGACAACATTCTTTATCAATTTTATTTTCTACTTTTGATATGAACTCTGGGGTTTCTATTTCTTTATATTTGCATACATTTTTTTTTGTACAATCTTTACAATCAAAATTTTTAATTAACATATTAAGTCTCCTTTTTTTAATATATTTTTGAAAATCTTTTTTTTAATTGCAATTCTATCTCTTCTTCAAGCGCATTAAATAAATCAAATTTATACTTATTATATATTATTCTGTTCCATTTTTTTATGATAGGCCAGTTATTTGGATTTTCTTTTATTTGTGGATAGATTTCTTTAAAAAGAGATTCTAATTTTTTAGATTGGATATTCCAATTCTTTGCACTCTATTCCATGTTCATTGAAATACTCCTGTAAATATTTTCTTTCACTACATAAATTATTAGGTGCTTCATATACCATTAAAACAATAGTATCTTTATTAAATTTATTTAAACAATATTCAAAAGCTTTTATCATCGCATTAAAATTAACAGTGTTTAATAATTGTCTATATTCTTTCATACATTCACATTGTCCTAGTAAAGATTCTTTTTCTTCGCAAGGACAGTAATGTATTCCTTTAGATTGTACTATAAGTGGTTCATATCTTAAACCGCATATAATACCTCTCTTATCAATATAATATTCTTGACCTT